GTTAGCTAAGTTAGCTGTTGAGATCACTGAACCCCATATGATTGTAGAGAGATAACCTGCTGTACCAAGACCTATTACTGTAGAGCCAAGTTGAGTGGCTAAGTAGGTTGTGCTAACTAGATTAGCAAGGTTTGCGGTTGATACCAGGTTAGCAAGATTTGCTGTTGATACCAAGCCAACTAAGTTGGCTGTAGACACTAAGTTAGCTAAGTTAGCTGTTGAGATCACTGAACCCCATATGATTGTAGAGAGATAACCTGCTGTACCAAGACCTATTACTGTAGAGCCAAGTTGAGTGGCAAAGTAGGTTGTGCTAACTAGATTGGCCAAGTTAGCAGTTGATACCAGGTTAGCAAGGTTTGCAGTACTTACAAATCCTCCCAAACTAGGAATACTAGAGAGATATCCAGCAGTACCAAGACCTATTACTGTAGAGCCAAGTTGAGTGGCCAAGTAGTTTGTACTGACTAGATTAGCCAAGTTAGCAGTTGATACCAGATTAGCAAGATTTGCGGTACTTACAAATCCTCCCAAACTAGGAATACTAGAGAGATATCCAGCAGTACCAAGACCTATTACTGTAGAGGCAAGTTGAGTGGCTAAGTAGGTTGTACTGACTAGATTGGCCAAGTTAGCAGTTGATACCAATCCAACTAGGTTGGCTGTGGACACTAGGTTAGCTAAGTTGGCGGTTGAGATCACTGAACCCCATATGATTGTAGAAAGATAGCCTGCAGTACCAAGACCTATTACAGTTGAGCCGAGTTGAGTAGCCAAGTAAGTTGTTGAGACTAGAGTAGCGAGGTTGGCACTTGATACCAACCCAACTAGATTGGCTGTTGAGATATGGCCCGCAAGATTAGCAGTGGACACTAGATTTGCTAAGTTGGCTGTACTGACAAATCCAAATCCTCCTAGATTGGTAACAGCGCTTGAAAGATAACCTGCTGTTCCTAAGCCAATGACAGTACTTGTAAGATTTGCTGTAGTTAGAGCTCCAATAATATTTGTTGCCTGAATGGAGGAGACATAGAGTTGCTGAGCACTTATTGTAACTGCATATTGAGTTCCTACATTAATTTGTATTGTACTCAAACTTGTAGCAATCACATCGCCCATATTAAAAAAAGCACTATTCGAACCCAAGTATAAAGCATCCACTGTAAGTGATGAAATATACCCTTGGACTGATGTTAGATTCTGAGCTGTTAAGGAGGAGAGGACTACAGTACTGTAATTAATACTTGATAGATAGCCAGCTGTTCCGAGGCCACGCACTGTAGAGCCGAGTTGACTTGCTAAATAGCTAGTAGAGACTAGAGTGGCAAGATTCGCTGTTGAGACTAGATTGACAAGGTTAGCTGTTGAGACTAGATTGGCAAGATTGGCTGTTGAGACTAGATTGGCAAGATTGGCTGTTGAGACTAGATTGGCAAGATTAGCTGTTGAGACTAGATTGACAAGATTAGCTGTTGAGACTAGATTGACAAGATTAGCTGTTGAGATCACAGAACCCCATATAACTGTAGAGAGATAGCCTGCTGTTCCAAGTCCTACAACAGTAGAGCCGAGTTGAGTAGCCAAGTAAGTCGTTGAGACTAAATTGGCAAGATTGGCAGTTGAGACTAGAGTCGCGAGATTGGCTGTTGAGATCACCGAACCCCATATGACTGTAGAGAGATAGCCAGCTGTTCCAAGACCTATGACTGTTGAGCCAAGTTGAGTGGCCAAGTAGGAAGTACTGACTAGATTAGCCAAATTTGCAGTACTAACGAAGCTATATGCGCCAAGATTAGGAATACTTGATATATAACCTGCTGTTCCAAGGCCTATGACTGTTGAGCCAAGTTGAGTGGCAAAATAGGTAGTACTCACTAGGCCCGCTAGATTTGCTGTTGAGACTAAAGTAGCCAAATTTGCAGTGCTCACAACGGAACCCCACACAATTGTAGACAAATAACCAAATGTTCCAAGGCCAGTAATTGTACTGGTTACATCCTGTTGAACAATATTTGTTGCTGAAGTCTGTATCTGTTGATAGAGACCCAGACTCGTACTCAGTAATTGACTTGTACTTGTGTAGCCAAAAGTTCCAAGGCCCTGCGCCGTGCTTGCAACAGCATAGGTGAGTCCAAGTGAAGAGACAAACCCTTGTGTACCAAGACCAATCACAGTACTTGTGAGTTCTGTAGGGTCAATAAAACTACTGATATATTGGCTGAGACCAACACTTGTTGAGAGAAGTTGGCCGCTTGAAATATAGCCGGCTGTTCCAAGGCCAATCACGGTAGAACCTAGCTGTGTGGCTAAGTAGGTGGTACTGACTAGATTGGCTAGATTAGCTGTTGATACTAAGTTTGCTAGATTGGCTGTGGAGACTAGATTAGCTAGATTTACTGGTGTAATACTTGAAATATAGCCGGCTGTTCCAAGACCAATTACAGTAGAGCCGAGTTGTGTGGCTAGATAGGAGCTTGAGACTAGATTGGCTAGGTTGGCCGTTGATACCAGATTGGCTAGGTTGGCTATGGAGACTAGATTGACTAGATTGGCTGTTGATACCAAGCCAACTAGGTTGGCTGTGGAGACTATATTGGCTAGATTAGCTGTTGACACTAAGTTTGCTAAATTGGCTGTGGAGACTAAATTTGCTAGATTGGCTGTTGAGACTAGATTCCCAAGATTTACTGCTGTAATACTTGAAATATAACCAGCTGTTCCAAGACCAATAACAGTAGACCCGAGTTGTGTGGCTAGATAGGAAGTTGATACCAAGCCAACTAGGTTGGCTGTGGAGACTATATTGGCTAGATTAGCTGTTGACACTAAGTTTGCTAAATTGGCTGTGGAGACTAAATTTGCTAGATTTACTGGTGTAATACTTGAAATATAACCAGCTGTTCCAAGACCAATAACAGTAGACCCGAGTTGTGTGGCTAGATAGGAGGTTGAGACTAGATTGGCTAGATTGGCCGTTGAGACTAGATTGGCTAGATTTACTGGTGTAATACTTGAAATATAACCAGCTGTTCCAAGACCAATAACAGTAGACCCAAGTTGTGTGGCTAGATAGGAGGTTGATACCAAGCTAACTAGGTTGGCTGTGGAGACTAGATTGGCTAGATTGGCCGTTGAGACTACATTTGCTAGGTTGGCTGTGGAGACTAGATTTGCTAGATTTACTGGTGTAATACTTGAAATATAGCCTGCAGTACCAAGACCAATTACTGTAGAACCGAGTTGAGTTGCTAGATAGTTTGTGCTAACTAGAGTGGCCAAATTAGCAGTTGATACCAAGCCAACTAGGTTAGCTGTTGAGACTAGGCCATTCAGATTAGCAGTTGATACCAAGCCAACTAGGTTGGCCGTTGAAACCAGATTAGCCAGATTAGCCGTTGACACTAGGCTGGCCAAGTTAGCCGTTGAGACTAGATTGGCCAAATTTACCGCTGTAACACTTGATAGATATCCTGCTGTTCCAAGACCAATTACAGTACTCGTCAAGTTGCTCTGAGTAAGGTAATTTACACCTACAAGTTGGCTTGTTGAGACAGTTGTTGCATAGATGATTCCAGTATTCACTACAACTGTACTGATAGCTAAGGCTCGCAGAACTCCAAAATCAGCCCAACCGTTTCCATCACCAAAAGTCAGTTGGTCAATGGTCAGAGACGAGATATAGGCATTGTTTGCAGTCGCAGTTGAAAATCGAAGACTAGAAATACTTGCATTTTGTGTGGTAAAGTTCTGTGAATAACTATAGGTTGTTGACAAGAGTTGTGCACTTGAAATATAGCCGGCTGTACCTAGACCAATCACTGTTGAGGCAAGCTGGGTTGCCAAGTAGCTCGTGGATACGAGCGTAGCAAGATTGGCAGTGGAGACGAGGTTGGTCAGGTTAGCTGTAGAAACAAGATTGGCTAAATTGGCTGTACTTACCACCGAACCCCATGCAACTGTAGAGAGATAGCCTGCTGTTCCAAGCCCTATAACGGTTGAGCCGAGTTGAGAGGCCAAGTAGGTCGTCGAAACTAGATTGGTCAGATTGGCTGTGGAGACTAGATTGACAAGGTTGGCTGTACTGACCACCGAACCCCATGCAACTGTAGAGAGATATCCTGCTGTACCCAAGCCTATTACAGTGGAGCCGAGTTGAGAGGCCAAGTAGGTCGTCGAAACTAGATTGGTCAGATTAGCTGTGGAGACTAGATTGGTCAGATTAGCTGTGGAGACTAGATTTGCCAAATTAGCGGTACTCACAACTGAACCCCATTGGACTGTAGAAAGATAGCCAAATGTTCCAAGACCAATGATAGTACTTGTTACATCCTGTTGTACGATACTTGTTGCGGATGTCTGTATCTGTTGATAGAGACCCAAACTCGTACTTAGTAACTGGCTTGTACTTGTGTAGCCGAAGGTACCAAGGCCCTGAGCCGTTGATGCTACTGCGTAAGTGAGTCCAAGTGAGGAGACAAAGCCCTGAGTTCCCAGGCCAATCACTGTGCTTGTTAGTTCAGTTGGATCAATAAAACTGCTGATATATTGACTGAGACCAACACTTGTTGACAAAAGTTGCCCGCTTGAAATATAACCTGCTGTACCGAGGCCAATAACAGTTGATCCAAGTTGTGTTTGGAGATAAGAGGTTGATACTAAGTTAACCAGATTTGCTGTGGAGATTAAGTTGGCCAAGTTAGCAGTGGAAACTAAGTTAGCCAGATTTGCTGTGGAGATTAAGTTGGCCAAATTAGCAGTGGAGACCAAGTTAGCAAGATTTGCAGTTGATACTAAGTTTGCTAGATTATGTGTGCTAACTATTGGACCAAAAATAATTGAAGAGATATAACCCGCTGTACCAAGACCAATGACGGTAGAGGTGAGTTGTGTTGCTAAATAGGTTGTGCTAACTAGATTGGCCAAATTGGCTGTGGAGACTAGATTGGCCAGATTGGCTGTGGAGACTAGATTAGCCAGATTGGCTGTGGAGACTAGATTGGCCAAATTGGCTGTGGAGACTAGATTTCCAAGATTTGCTGCGGTAACACTTGATAGATATCCTACTGTTCCAAGTCCTATGACTGTACTTGTCAAGTTACTCTGTGCAAGATAATTCACACCTATAAGTTGGCTTGTAGAGACAGTGGTCGCATAGATAATTCCAGTATTGATTTGGAGTGTACTAACAGCAACCGCGCGTAAAACAGCAAAATCAGCCCACCCATTTCCATCTCCAAAGATCAATTGGTCAATTGTAAGTGTTGAAATGTAGGCATTACCGCCTGTAGCTGTTGAAAAGCGCAAACTGGAGACACTTGCATTCTGTGTAATAAAGTTCTGTGAATATCCGTAGGTTGTCGACAAGAATTGAGAACTTGAAATATATCCAGCTGTACCAAGACCTACAACAGTACTTGTAAGATTTGCACTACTGATTAAGCCAGCAAGATTAGCAGTGGACACTAAGTTTGCTAAATTTGCTGTACTGATATGCCCTGTTAGATTTGCAGTTGAGATTAGATTGGTAAGATTGGCAGTTGAGACTACCGAACCCCATGAAACTGTAGAGAGGTACCCTGCTGTTCCAAGACCTATAACAGTGGAACCGAGTTGCGTTTGTAGATATGAGGTACTCACTAGATTGGTAAGATTGGCAGTTGAGATTAGATTGGTGAGATTGGCAGTTGAGATTAGATTGGTGAGATTGGCAGTTGAGACTACCGAACCCCATGAAACTGTAGAGAGGTACCCTGCTGTTCCAAGACCTATAACAGTGGAACCGAGTTGCGTTTGTAGATATGAGGTACTCACTAGATTGGTGAGATTTGCTGTGCTAACAACTGAACCCCAGACAATCGTAGAGAGATATCCAAAGGTTCCAAGGCCAATGATAGTACTTGTTACATCCTGTTGAACAATATTCGTTGCCGAAGTCTGTATCTGTTGATAGAGACCCAAGCTCGTACTCAGTAACTGGCTTGTACTTGTGTAGCCGAAGGTACCAAGACCCTGAGCCGTTGATGCCACTGCATAAGTGAGTCCAAGTGAGGAGACAAACCCTGCTGTACCTAAACCAATGATAGTGCTGGTCAGTTCAGTTGGATCAATAAAACTGCTGATATATTGACTGAGACCAACACTTGTTGATAGAAGTTGGCCACTTGAAATATAACCGGCTGTACCGAGACCAATAACAGTTGAACCGAGTTGAGTGGCTAGATAGTTTGTTGAGACTAGAGTGGCAAGATTGGCTGTTGAAACCAGGTTGGCCAGATTCGCAGTAGAGACTAGAGTTGCCAGATTGGCTGTTGAAACCAAGTTGGCAAGATTCGCAGTACTTACAAATCCAAACCCCCCTACATTGGCGATAGCACTTGATAGATAGCCTGCTGTTCCTAAGCCAATTACAGTACTTGTCAAATTAGCAGTAGTTAGGGCTCCAATAATATTCGTGGCCTGAATGGAGGAGACATAGAGTTGTTGTGCACTGATTGTAATGGCATATTGAGTTCCTACGTTGATTTGTATTGTGCTTAAACTTGTGGCAATTATATCACCCATATCGACAAATGCACTGTTTGAACCCAGGAACAGTGAATCCACTGTAAGTGAAGAAATATAGCCTTGGACGGATGTGATATTCTGGGCTGTTAATGACGATAGGGTAACAGTACTATAATTTATACTAGAAAGATAACCAGCCGTTCCTAAACCGCGTACAGTAGAGCCGAGTTGACTTGCTAAATAGCTAGTAGAGACTAGAGTGGCAAGATTTGCAGTTGAGACTAAATTGGCTAAATTTGCAGTTGACACTAAATTGGCAAGATTAGCTGTGCTCACCACTGAACCCCAGACAATTGTAGAGATATATCCAAATGTGCCAAGGCCAATGATAGTACTTGTTACATCCTGTTGCACAATATTTGTAGCGGATGTCTGTATCTGTTGATAGAGACCCAAGCTTGTACTTAGCAGTTGGCTTGTGCTTGTATAGCCGAAGGTTCCAAGGCCCTGGGCGGTTGAAGCGACTGCATAGGTAAGTCCAAGTGTGGAGACAAAGCCTGCTGTTCCTAGACCAATTACAGTGCTAGTGAGTTCAGTCGGATCAATAAAACTACTAATATATTGACTGAGCCCAATGCTTGTTGATAGAAGCTGGCTACTTGAAATGTATCCAGCTGTACCAAGACCAATCACTGTAGAGGTAAGTTGACTTGTTAAATAGTTTGTTGAAACTAAGTTTGCAAGATTGGCTGTGCTGACTAAAGTGGCCAGATTGGCAGTTGAGACCAAGTTAGTTAGATTGGCCGTACTAACAAGACCATAGGCCGCAAGGCTAGGAATACTTGAGAGATAACCCGCTGTTCCTAAGCCAATTACAGTTGAGCCGAGCTGTGTTGCTAGATAGGTAGTTGAGACTAAGTTAGTTAGATTTGCAGTCGAGACTAAGTTAGCTAGATTGGCCGTACTGACAAGTCCATAGGCTGCAAGGCTAGGAATACTTGAGAGATAGCCTGCTGTTCCGAGCCCTATTACAGTTGAACCGAGTTGTGTTTGGAGATAGGAGGTTGAGACTAGAGTGGCTAGATTTGCACTAGAGACCAAGTTGGCCAGATTTGCTGTTGACACAAGATTCGCAAGATTTACTATGATTTGTGATGATAGATAGCCTGCTGTACCAAGGCCAATTACCGTCGATCCAAGTTGTGTTTGGAGATATGAGGTTGACACTAGAGTGGCTAGGTTGGCTGTTGAGACCAAATTGGCTAAATTTGCTGTTGAAACCAGATTGGCCAGATTTGCAGTTGAGACTAGATTTCCAAGATTCACTGCAGTGACACTTGACAAATATCCAACTGTTCCTAAGCCAATCACAGTACTTGTAAGATTGGCAGTTGTAAGTGCTCCAATGATATTTATTGCCTGGATGGAAGAGACATAGAGTTGCTGAGCAGATAGAGTAATTCCAACTAGGCTTCCAGTATTCAATTGAATTGTACTTACACTTGTTGCAACAACATCGCCCATTTCAATGAAGGCATTATTTGATCCAAGATAGAGACTATCAACATAGAGAGAAGAGATATATCCTTGAACTGAAGTTAGATTCTGAGCCGTTAATGATGATAGCACGACAGTACTATAATTAATACTTGAAAGATAGCCTGCTGTACCAAGGCCTCTTACAGTTGAGCCGAGTTGTGTAGCAAAGTAGGTTGTGGAGACTAAAGTGGCTAGATTTGCAGTAGAAACTAGATTTGCAAGATTTGCTGTTGACACTAGGCCTGCTAGATTGGCTGTTGACACTAGATTCGCAAGATTTGTTGTTGAAATTAAGTTGGCAAAATTAACTGAAGAGAGATATCCTGCTGTACCGAGTCCAATCACAGTGGAGCCGAGTTGAGTTTGAAGATAGGAGGTACTCACTAGATTAGCCAAATTGGCTGTGGAGACTAGATTAGCCAAATTGGCTGTGGAAACTAGATTCGCCAAATTAGCAGTAGAGACTAGGTTAACTAAGTTGGCAGTAGAGACAACCGACCTCCACACAATTGTAGAGAGATAACCAAACGTACCTAACCCTGTAATAGTCGATGTTACATCTGCCTGTACAATATTTGTTGCTGAATTCTGTATCTCTTGATAGAGACCCAAACTTGTACTCAGAAGTTGGGAAGTACTCGTATAGCCAAATGTACCGAGGCCCTGTGCAGTCGATGCAACTGCGTAGGTGAGTCCAAGAGAGGAGACGAAGCCTTGAGTTCCAAGTCCAATTACAGTACTGGTGAGTTCTGTAGGATCAATAAAACTGCTGATATATTGACTGAGACCAATGCTTGTTGATAAGAGTTGACCACTTGAAATATAACCAGCCGTACCGAGTCCAATTACAGTGGAGCCGAGTTGAGTTGCCAAGTAGCTCGTGGATACGAGCGTAGCAAGGTTGGCTGTGGAGACTACGTTGGCTAGATTGGCCGTTGAGATATGATTTGCAAGGTTGGCTGTTGAGACCAAGTTAGCCAGATTCGCTGTACTGACAAAGCCTCCTAAACTAGGAATACTTGAGAGATAGCCTGCTGTACCGAGACCAATTACCGTCGATCCCAGTTGCGTTTGGAGATAGGAGGTTGAGACTAGAGTGGCTAGATTTGCAGTGGAGACCAAGTTGGCTATATTGGCTGTACTGACAAACCCTCCCAAACTAGGAATACTTGAGAGATAGCCTGCTGTACCGAGACCAATTACCGTCGATCCCAGTTGCGTTTGGAGATAAGAGGTTGAGACTAGAGTGGCTAGATTTGCAGTGGAGACCAAGTTGGCTAGATTTGCAGTCGACACTATATTTGCCAAGTTAGCCGTTGAGACTAGATTCACAAGGTTAGCAGTCGAGACAAATCCTCCAATGCCAGGAATACTTGAAAGATAGCCAGCCGTTCCAAGACCTATAACCGTGGAGCCGAGTTGCGTCGCCAAATAAGAAGTACTTACAAGATTCTGGAGACCATTGACGGTTGATACATTGAGAGTTCCAATTGTGGCGGCGGTGATTTTAGTTCCACCAGTAATATACCATCTGCCCGCTTGGCCTGCGTAGACTGTGAAGGTTTCATAGGAATCTGTTAAAAGTTTACTCGTGGTTCCATCTTCAAAGACATCGGGCCCCTGCGTCTGAACGGTAATTGTTGAGAAGTTCGCTGCGCCGTAAATGTCTTTTATCGTGAGAGTTCGATATGGAATCTGTGTTGTCAATGGTAAGGTCAGCGTGCCAGGTCTATTCCTGGCATCGACCATGCCGACTTCAGTGAAGGTGCTGAAGAGCGCCGACATCCCTACTGTGGTCTTCTACATTTCTGAAGTCTGTGACCGCAGAGTCTAGAAGGATTTTTAAGAATAGTAAGTGAGGACGACAAGACCATTACCGCCTGTTGCATTTCCTCCTATACCACCCGCTGCAATATTTGATTGGTAGTAAGGAGATCCAGTGTTTGGTGCACCAAACAAATTTGTACTATTGAATCCAAAAACACTTTGTCCTGGTATCAGAGTTAAATTATCAATTAATGATGAGCCTCCAGCTGCTGGAAGCCAACCAGCAGCACCAGCTCCTGAACCACCCCCACCATAATATCCACCACCACCACAGGCGCGCGACATCTAGTCTTGGGGGATGATTATTTTTATGAAAGACCAAAGCGTGCTTTACTTAGCTGATAATTTGTATTAATTTCATCTGCTGAAAGAGCTCTATTATAAATACGAACAATGGCTAAATAGCCGCCCCAATAATCACCAAGATCCCAACGACGCATTAAACGAATTCCTAGACCGCTTGATGCAGGTGTAGTCGAGGATGCTTGCGTTTGTGTTAGTACATTATTAACATAGAGTTTTAGATTTGCCCCATCATAAGTACCTACAATATGGTACCAGCCAACAGAAGGTAATGAATAGGATGTTGTTGTTGCATACCAAGACCCATTAAAATAGCCTGCTTGTAAACAAGTATTCGCACCCGTTGCAGCTCCAATGGTAAAGTTAATAGGTGTGCTACTCCAGACCTCAGATAAAATACAGGGTGACCCAGAACTATTTGTCCCCTTATAATAATGCCAGACTTCAACTGTCCATGTTGTTATTAGAGAGAGAGAAGCCGATGTTTGAGCATACTGTGAACTAGCTGGAGCGAAGCTGAGATATCCTCCATTCGCCGAGGAATACGTAGGTGAATTGTAGAGTGTTGTCGTAAGACCTGACCCTGCTAAATCTGTCCATGTAGACCCTGTACCAGGATAGGAGGCAGAATTACCTGCATCTAGATGAAAGACTGAGCCTGGTGTAATTACTAAAACCCTTGTTGAGCGAATAAAGGGTGGTAGAGTTGCTTGGCCGGTAGCAAGACTATAGAGTTGTAGGTTGTGCGGATATATCACGCCTGTTCGGCCAGGACTGTTCACGGGCAGATAGGAAACCAATCCCCATTTCTGTGCGAGATAGCCTTCAATTTGCTGTTGGTCTCTGCTTGCAAGAATAGTATTATAATGAATAATTTCACATACATAGGCGTTAGTACTATATCCTCCATCAGGACGTAATCCAAGATACCAAGGTGTAGCACTTGTATTCAGAGTAGTTGAATTTGAAGCGGTTAATTGAAAATTAACAATACCTCCCACTGTACTTGTGGTTGCATTATAATATGAATAGAGTGAATACATGTTTGTAGTTGGTGTTCCATATGCAGTTACATCACTGCCCGTATAGACATATGGGCAAAAAAGAATGCCTGCTCCTAAATCAATACCATAGGTATTAGGAGGAGATGCTCCACTTTGCGGACCTGTTCCAAGGCGTGAGTCACCACTCACACCTATTTGTGAAATCATAATAACAGTTCGTGCTGTATTGCCAGTTGTTGTATTATTTGATACACTTGTCATTTGACATGTCGCACCATTTACATATACGCACGGATATCCTCCTGGCGTGGTTGATTGTAATGGATATGTTGAGTTCGTGCTTGTAAAATTATTCGCCAAACTACTTTTATCTTTCCAAGTACTTATGTTTTGACCCGAACTGAATGTAAATGAGGATACATCTGCTCCATCCATCCACAGTTGACAACCGCCAATATCTGTCGGTTTGAAGGCCGCTTTTTTCATCATAAATGGCAGCGGCATCTATCTTATAGTCTGATATTATCCATTATTGGCAACAATCTGGCTAATTTCTGTTGCAGTTAGAGCACGATTATACACTCTCATATCGCTTAAATACATATTAACACCAAATGCTGGAATTTGATAGGCACCAATATATGTAATACTTGAAGGGGCGAGTGTTCGCGCAGTATATGTACCCGTGGTAATTGAAGTACCATTAATGTATGAAGTAACCGTACCATTGGAACATGTAAGCGTTACTTGACTCCATACATTGAGTGATACACCTGTTCCAGCAGCATTTAGTACTGAGGTGCCCATACTATTACTATATATAGCTAACTGGCCTGAAGCAGTTCCTAAATATATATCCAAATAGTTACCAACACCAAAAAACACATCCGCTGATTCAAGAAGATATGTAAGAGGATACATCCAGACTGCTAATGACCAGTTTGTTGTTGCAAATATAGAAGCAGGCTGTCCGCCAGTAGTTGTTCCATATTGAGTTGCATTATTTCCAGGTATTGTATTTGCTAAATAAACTGCGGACCTACCACCCACATTTACATAGGCGGGTGAACCAGCCCAAGTTCCATTTTGACCACCAACTGAATCGATGAAGGTAGTTCCAGACCCTTCATTAAAAAGCCAGCGATTCGTAAGGCCATTTGTAATTACATACAGTATCTTTGTAATTTGCTTCACTAAAGGCAGGCCAGCGACTTGTGTCGGCCGTCCAAATTCGATAGGAGGAGTCGAATAGTAGGGATGTGTATTAATTAAGGTTGATTGTGTGCCCCATTTCCAGGCGAGATAGCCTTCAACTTGCTGACGCTGCGATGTAGTTAGAGCAGGAACATAGACTACCATTTCAAAGAGATTGAAGTCGTGGTAGGTGCAGTACATTGTATTACCATATCGCCTTCCAATTTCTGGAATTGTGAAGGCGGTAACTAAACTTGTAGCACCCGTAATTCCAGTATTAAGTAGAGATCCATTTAATACGTGATCATAATTTGTAGGATTAATATCATATCCATAAATACGGATTGGATCAGGGCTACTATATGCAGTGATTGCGGTATTTAAGGATGAACCATATGAACTTATTTGCATATTATCATTATAAAATCCTATCTGTATAGTTTGACTTGGTAGAGCTGCTTGACCTGACATAAAATAGTGATATCCAGAAGCAGCAGTTCGTTGTCCAACACATAAAAATGTAGCCGTATTATTTACAATCGTATTTCCAAATGCCTGAGGAGTTGCAAGGGCATTACTATTTACTGCGACAAATTGTACCGCTTTTGTAGTTGTATTATACACAGGAGCTGTAGCATTAGATCCTACAGCAATACCACAAGTATATGCATTACTGCTTTTATCAATCCATGTATTTAGATTATTTCCACTTAAAACCATTGATGCTGCGCTAGAATCTGCTCCATCCAACCAGAGTTGACATCCAGCAATTGACAATGGAAAATAATTCGTATAGGGAACATTTGTCATTGTAAAGGAGGGCACAGCTGTTATGCCTGGATTTTTACCTGGTGTATAAAAAGTCTGTGAGCGGCCTAGATGATTTGCTGGTAGATTCGCAGTTAAACCCCATTTCTGGGCGAGATATCCCTCTATAGATTGTTGCTGTGTCTGAGTTGGATAGGATGAATACCCAACAAATTCATTTAATGTATATGTTCCATTCTGTAGATTGCTTGGAGCAAGTGTTCCTGCCGAGGCCGCAACTGAGCCTAATACTAACCAAGCACTGTTACCTTTTGTATAAGGACCATTTGTATATGTAGATGTTCCATTTTTATAAATAGTAAAGGTTGTTCCAGTCCAACCAAAACTTACAATAAGAACTGAACCCGATGCAGGACTATTAAGATTATTTACATTCGCAACACTGTTCTGTTGAATTTCTACATATCCAGGACTGGTAGGATTTGTATAACTAAGAGCAAATCCACCTGCCTGTTGATAATCTGCGCCACCTGTGGTGTCTGACATTGCAATATAACGATGAGGCGTGTCATTAGGATAAGGACCACATGTAAATACAGCGTAGAAGAAAGAGGTTGTAAGATTTATTACGAGTGCTGTTTGTAAAGTAGTTGGAGTACTGCCAACAAAACTTAAACACTGCTTTGATGATGTATCGGTTGTATAGGTAGGTCCGCCACAACCGCTTGGAACTGTCAGTGTAGAACCAGTTGGACTTTTATCTCTCCATTGTGTAACTGTACTTCCAGCTAATGTAACAGTTGTTGTATCTAATGCATCCAACCATAGTGCACAACCCTTTACAGACAATGGTGTAAAATACCCAATTTTCTGGATAAATGCCCTCGACATTCTACTGAGGTGGCGGAGGATAGTTCTTGTAGGGATGACCCGCAGGCAGCGATGCGACAAGGCCCCATTTCCAGGCGAGATATCCTTCAATAGTCTGACGCTGCTGGTCTGTTGGTGTAGTACTATAGACAATCACTTCCGCTACCGAAGCAGTCAGCCTTGTTACAGAATCTGCACGAGTACCAATGTAAATTGCTGTTCCATTGTCGCCATAATAGACTCCAGTTAAGACACCAGAACTCGGATCGGTAGGCGTGGCAAAGTTAAAGGCATCAAGAAGACCATTTGCAGCCGTCGCATTTGCATAATAGAGACTTGGTGTTGTCACATTTGTAAAATTACTGCCAGATGTCGTATTATAGGCTGATTGCGCGGTGCCATTTCCAATATTACGAGAAAAATTTCCAGTTGATATAGTGGTATTAAAATCAACAGGTGCGGCAAGATTTGATACAGTGCGTGTGACTAATGTGTCATAGGTACCTCCAGACATTCTCTGGTAAATTATGAAAAAAGTGAAGATGCTGGAGAATGTTCCTGCGGCTGCGGCGGAACTCATATTCTGTGTCTGGGTGAAGAGAAATGCGGGTTTATTATTAAAGGCGGTCGGCGAATAGGTGATGGAAGAGCCATTGAACATAGTCGCATGACGGGCGCTACTCGATTTATCAACCCAGCGAGTCAAGGTCAATGGACTCTTCTGCCTACTGCCGTTTCCAAAAGGGTCAAATGCATCGAGCCACAGTTGACAGCCTGCATAATTCGTGGGTTTGAAAATGGAACTTATTGACCGTGTGAATGCGGGTGTTGTGCTTGGAAAAGGATTGTAGTAGTTATTGTTGTTAAGATACGGATGTCCTGCAGGTAGATTAGCTTGTAGACCCCATTTCCATGCGAGATAGCCTTCAATTTGTTGGCGCTGTGCAGCAGTAAGAGATGTAGTATAAAAAATAAGTTCTCCAAATTGGAAATTTGTAACACCACTATCCATTATACTTCCATCTGCTATCCAAGATCCAATTGTAAAGTTTGTTGCATTAGTTTCATTTCCTATTCCATAGGATGCCGAGGACGTTGTAGATAAGACATTTCCATTTCTGTACATTGTTAATGTTGACCCATCATATACGAGTTCAATTAATTGAAGCGTACTTGTTGAAAGAGCCGTTGCTGAGTTAGCGATTGAACCACTATTAGCCCATGAAGTCCAATATAAATAATTAGTAGTTCCTGTATTATTCTGCCAATATCGTGTCATCGATAACATAGTTCTGGAACTGACTCCATTATATTGTTTTTGTAAAATCCAGTTTGTAGATGCAATTGGATTAAATATCATAAAGAGTGAATAGGTTGCCGTATTATTTATTGCGGCTTGTGGAATATTTAGATATTTATTACTCGAAAATGTAATAAGATTTCCTGAATATGAGGGTTGTAATCCTGTTGTACCTTGCGTTAAATTATAAGCATTTGTTGATTTATCATTTAATTGACTAACACCTGTAGAAATAGTTATTGTACTTGAATCTGCCGCATCAAGCCAAAGTCCAAGCCCAGAAATCTGTGTAGGAACAAAATTCCTATTTTTCTGTATGGAGAGTGGAATGGTGCCGACTTGGGCGGAATTAAGTGTTGGTAGAGCCTGGGGTGCCGCAGTTTTATAAGGATTACTAGCATCGAGTGAACTTTGCAAACCCCATTTCCAGGCTAAGTAGCTTTCTACTTGCTGGCGCTGGTTTGTAGAGAGGGCAGTTGAATAGACAATAAACTCACCCATTTGCCCAATAAATTCATAGTTTGCAGAAGGGATTGAGTAATTTCCAATCACCATTCCATTTACTGTTCCAGCTCCAGCTGGAGTTTGACTACCACCCGAACTTCCATTTAACCAATGCGAATAGCCATTTGTTGCGGTTGATGTGAAAACAGCCGAGTAGACAAATGGTGTATTAGAAGGAAATGTAATACCAGCAAGTGAGGCACCAGCACCTGTAGTTCCACCATATAAATTGCCAGTTCCTGGAATTGTATTAACAGGCGATGAAAATAATTCAATATCTAGGGTGCCTCCAGCAGACCATTGTGTAGAGAAAAAGCGAGCATTCTGTGCAACAGCTTGAGTCCAGTTTGCAATTAAAAATATAGAGAATCCAACAGATGATGATAATGTTATTGGAGCCTGTGCAATAAATGCTGTCGCACTAGCTGATGGAAATGTCACGGCAGAGAGACCATTAATAGTTCCCATACTAAATGCAGAACCACCTGCATTAGAGGTTGCAGTATGACTAAGTCCACTTTTATCTAACCAAGTTCCTGATGTAACATTTGCAGTTGAAGTTGAATCTGCTCCATCTAACCATAATTGACAGCCTGTGATAGAAGTCGGCGTAAACGGATAAAAGATATTTTGCCCCACAGCTCCTGTAGCCATCTCTACTGAGGAGGCGGCGGAAATAGTTTGAAAGGATGATTCGCGGGCAAGGAACTGACAATTCCCCATTTCCACGCCAAGTAGCCCTCAACATGTGCCCGCTGCGCATCAGTTATTGATGAATTATAGACCAGAATTTCATACATAGTTCCAACAAATGAGTTTGCGACATTATCTGCTATGGCTCCAATATACACTGGATTACTTGCCTGTGTGCGAACTCCTGTAGGTGCTATCGCGGACACTTGTAAGCCACCATTTAAAAATACATTAATCTGACCCGTCGAACTGACACGGAGGAACTCGCAGATAAAAGGTGTGCCCGTATTAATTAAGGTTGGTGTTGTTGCCGTATAATCCGTTATACCTGTTAGTTCTCCTATTCCCGTTGCGAAGGCTCCATTAATAACAGAAGTTCCATAATCCAATCTTACTTCAGGAACCTCCGCATCATAGAGTCCATACCCAGCCCACCAATTTGGACCCGCTCCTCCAGATGATGTAGTCGTAAGAAGTATAAAAATAGACCAGTCCGTCTGAACAACAAGGGGGCAAGTAAGATAACTTGAGTTGCCGGCAAAAGTAACGCCACTTTTTTTATTTAAAAATGTTGCGTTATAGGTGATAGTTCCGCCTGAGCCACTCGTATTATTATTATTTCCCGATTTATCAAGCCACTGAGTTACCGTGGACCCCGATGTAATTACAGCCTTCGTATCGGCCGCATCAAACCACTCAACTAGACCCAATATCTGCGTCGGAAGCCATTTTGCATTCTGAGCAGGTCGCCTCACTGGGATAGGCACGACAGAAGCAAGTCCAAATGAATTTAGAGTTATTTGATTATAGATATTCGAGGATGCAAGAAGGGCGCCTGTTCCCCATTTTACTGATAAATACGCCTCAACGGCCTGACGTTGTGTGGTTGTAATTGCATTACTGTAAACGATTATCTCGTTTATAATGCTGTTTGTATAACTACTGACCCCATTTCCCCAACGCGCCCCAATGGTAAAACCTGTACAAGTTCCTTGTGTAAAATTGGCTACATTATTTGATGTATTTGTTCCATTCAAAAAACTTCCACCTTGTGTAGCAGTCATACTGTCAAAATATATACTCTTTTGAAGAAGTGTTATATTTCCCATATCTGAATTATATCCTCCACTATTCGCATAGAAGCGAAGACCATTTGTTGTTTCAATACTCATTCCAGTTGTTGTCTGATAATCTGAACCTGTCGTCGGATTTGGAATAAAACAGACAATTCCTGTATAATTTGCGTGCACAACTTCAGACATTACAATAAAAACAGCGCGTTGAGAAAGATTAATTGGACAGGCGATATTTGATAAATAGGCACTTGAACCATTGAAATAGACACCACCTGGAGTTGGACTACCAAAGCCAATAAGACCTGGACTTCCAGACGCCGTTGCATTATATGCATTGCCTGATTTATCACGCCACTGAGTGAGATTTGAACTCGAGGAGAAGGACATTGAACTCTGGTCGGCTCCGTCAAACCAGAATGCACAGCCAGGCACTTGTGTGGGAGTAAAAATAGATGTTGTCGTGCCAAAATTAGGCACCGTAAAGGGATACAGTGGATAGACAGGTGTTTCAGGATTCACAGTTAAATACGGATGCGCATTGGAGAGGGATGCCTGAAGTCCCCATTTCCATCCGAGATAGCCCTCGATACTTTGTCGTTGGGTGGTGGTGAGTGACGCAGAATAGACAATCATCTCGTAAACATAGCCTTGATAGTATTCCAAATTACCAGGTGTATAACGACCAATTGTAAGTGCGGGCGAAGTACCTGATGTAAGTGTCGTTGCCTCAGTCGCCTGCTGTGTACCATTTTTATAGGTGTATTGTACTGTAGGTGCAATATTCGCCATCATAATACTTGCTGTACCGGCAACTGAGTTATCTACAAGAGTTGTATCACCTGCTCCAAGGCCAAAACTGGTAATATAGCCACGGGGTCCATTCGCATAATACGGAAAGACTATATAATTTGCTCCTGTCTGAAATCGGAAGAGACTTGCATTACCACCATAGGTGCCACCCGAGCCGTTCGAGCCGTTTGTATAAGTGGGTGCATGAACTGCGATAAGAGAATGAGATGTTCCAGGAACTGTCGCAGCCGATTCAAGCCACTGTGTGCCCGTAAAGGACATACAGGGGCGACCTTGTGGATCCTGTGTATAGGTGGGACCTGTTGTTGCTGTTGCAGAGTTGCTGAGGCCTGATTTATCTGTCCATTGTGTAATAGGATTTCCTTGAACACTTGAGGGATCACTTGCGTCAAACCATGCGACGAGGCCGCTAACTTGCGGTGGTCTGAAGACAGTGAGTTTTTGTCCCTGGGCCGTGGACATCTATTAAGGAATGGGAAGAGGCGGAATCAAGAAAAACGGATGGCCTGGAGTGAGGGAGGCTTTGAGTCCCCATTTCCAGGCAAAATAGCCTTCAATCTGTTGGCGCTCTATTGTCGATAAAACACGTGTATAGCAAACAATTTCATAGACATTTCCTGTAAAATAATATCCTGCGGGCAATGTCTGGATGGAGCCGATTTTAAGAGTTGGACTTGTTCTATTGGCTGTACCCCCCGTTGTACTCACCTGAAAGGCTCCATTTACAAACATCTGTAAATTTCCAGAAGTCTGAGTTCGGAAAAACTCTCCAATAAATCCAGCACCTGTATTGACTGCGGTAGCAGAAAACTCAGTCGTATCCTTTGCAGTTGCAAGATCTCCTACACCATATCCAAGATATCCTGTCGGTGAGCCACAAAGACTAATTCCCAAATCATTTACAGTTCCTCCTACTTCTCCATCAAATATACCTTGTCCTCCCCACCAATGATTTCCAGATGCGTCTGTATGGGCTTGTCCTGGTCCTGGCGTAGGTGTAGAGTTTGGCCCAGTTTGGGTTGTTGAAAAAACTACGAAGATCGACCAATCACTTGTGACCACACGCGGAACCTGAATATAACTACTGGAAGCGGATGAGAAGGCAACACCTGGTCTTCCATTCAGTGAATTTGCAGTGAGAGTTGGAGTGCCTCCTGATCCTGTACTACTATTTCCAGAACCACTCTTATCTGTCCACGATGTAATCGTTCCTGTGGCAGGATTTGTGCCAGTTCCATTTATATCAGTCGCATCAAGCCATAAAACACAGTTTGAATACTGTGGTGGAAAGAATTTATTCCCCTGTACAGCACGGCGCATAGGAATAGCGGGAATAACTGGAGCATTTACAAAGGTCAAATAGGAACCTGGGGCGTATATATTTTGTGTACTAAGAGTTGCTGTTAGATTCCATTTCTTTGCTAAATACCCTTCGACTTGTTGACGTTGTGTAGTTGATAGAGTTGCGCCATACACAAGAACTTCACCTACATATCCTATATAGATATAACTACCGAGAACACTTCCAATTGTCGCGCCTGTGGTTCCAATATTAAACGTAAACGATGTTGTTCCAAACTGTGCGCCATTTTGCCATCCTGTAAGAGTTGTTGTAGATTGTGATTCTATACATGAAAAGATAACGTTTGAGCCTGTATTTGCTGCAGTAGTTCCACTTATTCCACCAACGCCTGATTTATCTGCTTGAAGATTTCCACCCGCTAAATAGAACTGCCGCAGAGAAGATCCAGAAGATCCTGCAGCAAAAAAAACAACAGTTGAGCTTGTTGTTGTATTAATCACAAAAAACCACGTCGAATCGGCTGTTCCATTTGGAAGTTGAGAAGCACTGAGTGAAAGACCTGTTGTTTGTGTACCTGGAAAATAAACACCAGCTTGGGAATATGTCATTGAAGAGGATGAAGATGATGCATCATTTGCTGTAGATGATTTATCTTTCCATAACTGAACAACTTGACCTGCTGTTGTTACAGGTGTAGTTCCAGATGTATTTTGAAAAAGTGTCGTTAAGTCTTGTCCATCAAGCCAAAGACTACATCCTGGAATAAGGCGCGGGTCAAACTCAGGACTACTCTGTGCATAACTCAAAAAAGGGTACGGAACAACTGGATAGATCGGTGGATCTGGATTCACAGTTGCATAGGGGTGACTTGGATTTAAGGAACCCTGAAGACCCCATTTCCATGCAAGATAGCCCTCAATTTGTTGCTGCTGAGTTGTGCTAATAGTTCCAACATACACAAGCACCTCGGCAATTTCTCCATTGATAGCATATCCACTTCCTACGCTAGTTGCAGATCCAATATTGAAGGTTGTGCTTGTCTGGGGCTGTGAAGAGGTTGCTGCTGTTCCTGAATATCCATTCACACTACAGAGCATTGCATTGCTTCTAATTGTACCCGATTGAACAACATATCTATTAAACGTAATGGATCCAGTGAAGGCATAGTCAGATTCAGCTCCAGCAACACCCCATTCAAAGAAATTATACTGCCCATTGCAACCCATTCCAAGTCCTGGTGTTGTTGTTCCACCAAGAGTCATAACGATACCCGAATTATTTGTATATTGAATCCAAACGGCGAAATAAGATACATCTCCTGATCCAAATGTGCTTGAAAATGTTGTTGTTAACATTGTTGAATTAAATACAATACTCGGTAGGTTTCCAGTTGCTTTTGCTTTATAGGTGGGTGTTCCACTAAAAGAGATTGTTTTTCCTGTTCCACTCTTATCTGACCATGATGTAAGATTTGCTCCTGAAAGTCGATAACTACTCGTATCTGCCGCATCAAGCCAAAGTTGACATCCTGAAATCTGTGTAGGAGTGAATGGAGCGGTGAGTTTTTGCGCAGATGCAGTAAAGGGAATGTTGCTACCCATCTATCTATTAAAATGTAAAAATCTGGGGCTGCTGGACTCGGGTTCCGCCAATGACAAATTGATTGAAGTAAAAGAGAGAAGAACTTACAAATACATTGTTGCCAACTGGGGCACTGCTCGGTGAGTTGAAGGTTATGGAACTTGTAATTAAGTTTCCTGTCGACAGGGTCAAAAAACTGCTGAGTTGTGTCGAGAGGTAACCTACTGTTCCAAGGCCTATCACAGTGGAGCCGAGTTGGGTTTGAAGATAGCTCGTGGAGACTAAATTGGCTAAATTAGCCGTGGAGACTAAATTGGCTAAATTGGCTGTTGAAATTAAGTTGTTGAGATTGGCTGTTGAGACTAAATTGACTAAATTGGCTGTGGAGACTAAATTGGCTAGATTCGCAGTTGAAATTAAGTTGGTGAGATTGGCTGTTGAGACTAAACCATATCCACCAAGATTTGTAATTGCAGCGGACAAGTATCCAACTGTTCCCAAACCAATAACTGTACTTGTAAGATTTGCCTGTGTTACGAAATTCACACCTACAATTAGACTCGTTGATATAATTGGCGCATATACAATTCCTGTATTCACTTGATATGTACTAATTACAGCAGCACGCAATGCTCCAAAATCTGCCCAGCCGTTTCCATCGCCAAATGTGAGTTGGTCAATTGTTAAAGAGGAAATATACGCATTACCACCGGTAGCTGTAGAGAATCTAAGTGAAGATACACTTGCATTAAGTGTTAAAAAGTTTTGCGAATATCCGTAGGTTGTTGATAGGAGTTGCTGACTACTAATATATCCTACTGTTCCAAGGCCAATGACAGTTGATGTAAGAGAGGCATTAAATGCTGCCGTTGAAAGATAGCCTATTGTTCCTAGGCCAATAATACTACTTGTAAGTGCTGTATTCAAATAAGAAGTAGAGACCAAATTAGTTAAGTTCGCAGTGGAGACTAAATTTGTTAAGTTAGCTGTTGAGACCAGGCCATAACCACCAATATTAGTCACTGCGCTTGATAAGTAGCCTGCTGTTCCTAGACCAATTATAGTACTTGTAATTGCTGTATTTAAGAAAGTGGTTGATACTAAATTAGTTAAGTTCGCAGTGGAGATTAAATTGGTGAAGTTAGCTGTTGAGACTAAGTTGGTCAAGTTGGCAGTGGACACTAAATTGGTTAAGTTCGCTGTAGAGACCAGACCATAACCACCAATATTAGTCACTGCGCTTGATAAGTAGCCTGCTGTTCCTAGACCAATTATAGTACTTGTAATTGTTGTATTTAAGAAAGTCGTTGAGACTAAATTGGTTAAATTGGCGGTTGAGACTAGACCATATCCACCAATATTAGTCAGTGCGCTTGATAGGTAGCCTGCTGTTCCTAGACCAATTATAGTACTTGTAATTGCTGTATTTAAGAAAGTGGTAGAGACTAAATTTGTCAAGTTGGCAGTGGACACTAAATTGGTTAAGTTCGCTGTAGAGACCAGACCATAACCACCAATATTAGTCAGTGCGCTTGATAGGTAGCCTGCTGTTCCTAGACCAATTATAGTACTTGTAAGTGCTGTATTTAAGAACGTGGTCGAGACTAAATTGGTCAAGTTGGCAGTGGAGACTAAATTGGCTAAATTCGCAGTGGAGACTAAATTAGTTAGATTAGCTGTTGATACATGTCCTGATAAATTAGCTGTAGAAACTAAATTGACTAAATTTGGTGTACTAACGAGGCCATAACCACCTAGATTAGTAATTGCACTTGATAGATATCCAGCTGTACCTAATCCTATAACAGTTGATGTAAGAGCATTATTAAGGGTTGGTGTACTAATAAATCCAGCTGTATAATTAGCATTTCCTGATAAGATTAACATAGCATTAAAATAAGTTCCATCTCTCAAGAGAGTATTTGTTGCATTTCCATTATAAGCAGTAAAATAAATACCTTCGGTTGTTCCATTGAGTTGAACCATGGTTGCGAGTGACTGACTTGTACCCGTCGTTGGTGTTGAAGGGAAAAAATTTTGTGCAATAGAAATAGACGGGCCTATACCTGTTTGTGTTTTATGTATTTGAATATTAACCTGTTGAGCTTGACCTCCTGTTGTAGGAGTATTCCACCAAACTTGATAATTAACCAAGTAATAACCAGCCACTGTAGGTACTAATGTAGAGGTTATTGGATTCCACCAGTTTTGAGGATCATAGGTTGGAACCTGAGAAGGCGATCCTGAGACTACAAATCCAATTTGGGTATCAATCCCTGTAGAAATTGTTTGACTTACAGCAAGAGTTCCTTGTGCAACATAAGCACTTGGAGCAATTGAACTTGTTGAAATAGAATTTATTTTTTGATACAATCCATAACTTGTAGAGAGTAATTGTGAGCTAGATACATATCCTGCTGTCCCTAGACCTATTACAGTACTTGTTATACTTGTATTAAGAAATGAAGTGCTAACTAAATTAGTTAAGTTTGCCGTGGAAACAAAACCTCCAATATTAGGAATACTTGAAATATAACCAGCTGTACCAAGACCTATTACTGTACTTGTGATACTTGTATTAAGATATGAAGTACTGACTAGATTTGCAAGATTTGCGGTTGAAATATGACCTGCTAAATTAGCGGTGGAGACTAGATTGGCTAGATTGGCTGTACTCACCACTGAACCCCAGACAATTGTAGAGATATACCCAAATGTACCTAACCCTGTGATTGTACTTGTGACATCGGCTTGCACAATATTTGTTGCTGAAGTCTGTATCTGTTGATAGAGTCCCAAGCTTGTGGAGAGAAGCTGTGAGGTACTTGTATAGCCAAATGTACCGAGACCTTGTGCTGTACTTGCAACTGCATATGTTAATCCAAGGGAAGAGACAAATCCTGCTGTTCCTAAGCCAATTATAGTACTAGTTAGTTCAGTTGGGTCAATAAAACTGCTAATATATTGACTGAGACCAACACTTGTTGAGAGGAGTTGGCCACTTGAAATATAGCCGGCTGTACCAAGGCCAATGACTGTAGAGGCGAGTTGCGTTTGTAGATAGCTTGTAGAGACTAGGTTGGCCAAGTTGGCTGTGGAGACTAGGTTAGCTAAGTTGGCTGTGGAGACTAGGTTAGCTAAGTTGGCTGTGGAGACTAGGTTAGCCAAGTTGGCTGTGGAGACTAGGTTAGCCAAGTTGGCTGTACTAATAAATCCTCCAAGACTAGGAATACTGGATAAATAACCGACTGTACCAAGACCTATTACAGTTGAGCCGAGTTGTGTTGCTAGATAGGAGGTACTCACTAGAGTTGCCAGATTAGCAGTCGATACATGACCTGCAAGATTTGCAGTTGATATAAATCCTCCAAAACTAGGAATACTTGATAAATAACCGAGTGTACCAAGACCTATTACAGTTGAACCCAATTGAGTGGCCAAATAACTGGTCGATACAAATGTAGCCAAGTTGGCTGTGGAGACTAAGTTTGCCAAGTTGGCTGTACTAATAAACCCTCCAAGACTAGGAATACTTGATAAATAACCGACTGTACCAAGACCAATAACTGTGGAGGCGAGTTGCGTTTGTAGATAGCTTGTAGATACGAGCGTAGCAAGATTTGCAGTGCTGACTAGATTTGCCAAGTTGGCTGTTGAGACTAAGTTAGCCAGGTTTGCTGTAGAGACTAGATTTGCCAGATTTGCCGTTGAAATATGATTTGCCAAATTGGCTGTGCTTACCACTGATCCCCAGACAATTGTAGAGATATATCCAAATGTTCCAAGACCGGTTATTGTACTTGTTACATCCGCTTGCACAATATTTGTTGCTGAAGTCTGTATCTGCTGATAGAGACCCAGTGAAGTGGAGAGAAGTTGGGATGTACTTGTATAGCCAAAGGTACCGAGGCCTTGCGCAGTTGAGGCTACTGCAAAGGTGAGTCCAAGAGAGGACACAAATCCCGCTGTACCAAGACCAATTATAGTACTTGTAAGTTCAGTTGGGTCAATAAAACTGCTAATATATTGACTCAGACCAGCAGTGGTTGACAGGAGTTGTCCACTTGAAATATAACCCGCTGTACCAAGACCTATAACAGTAGAGCCGAGTTGACTAGCTAAGTAGTTCGTAGATACGAGCGTAGCTAGATTTGCAGTTGAGATGAGACCAGAAAGATTTGCAGTACTCACTAATCCAAACCCTCCAATATTTGTCAATGCACTTGAAAGATAACCGGCCGTTCCTAGACCAATTACAGTTGATGCAAGTTGTGTAGCCAAATAATTTGTTGAGACAAGATTGGCCAAGTTGGCTGTACTCACAAGACCGCTAGGAATAATTGCATTTGTTGCTGAAGACAAATATCCTGCTGTTCCAAGACCAATTACAGTGGATGTAATCGCATAATTCATAAAAGAAGTTGATACAATATTGATTAATGCAGGACCTGTATAAGGAGCCAATCCACCAATCACTTGAATCTCGAACCATGGATAACTGCCGGCCACTGAGAAGTCTGTATTATTTCCTAATTGTGATACAGAGCTATTATTAATAACTGTAAATGCTATAGTTGTTGTTACAGAAGGAGAAAAGATATATTCTGATTCCGAACCACTTGCTGCATAGGCTGCTCCATTTGTAGGAGAATAATAGGATTGGAGGGAGCCTACCACACCTACTCCTATGTTACTCCATTGCATTGCAAGATTTCCAGCTGTCATTTGAGCATTTGGCACAGAGCCAATGAGGCGATAGGTTCGACCAGGTGCAAGTGTAATGACACCAGTTCCTGTATTTAGAGATATATCACCTCCAGCCGATACATCCACTTGTGTAAAGACAACATTACAGCCTACAGAAATATTTGTTGTTTGGGCGGCAGACCTGGAGCCGCGCATAAAACTTGCTTGTAAAAAGGTTGAGACATATCCTGCTGTTCCAAGACCTATGACTGTAGATGTAAGCTGTGATTGGAAATAAGAAGTGCTAACAAGATTTGCTAGATTTGCTGTACTGACTAGATTCGCTAGATTTGCTGTACTGACTAGATTCGCTAGATTTGCTGTACTGACTAGATTCGCTAGATTTGCTGTACTGACTAGATTCGCTAGATTTGCAGTGCTCACCACTGAACCCCAGACAATTGTAGAGATATATCCAAAGGTTCCAAGACCTGTAATTGTCGAGGTGACATCTGCTTGAACAATATTTGTCGCGGAAGTCTGAATCTGTTGATAGAGACCTAGACTCGTACTCAGTAGTTGGGATGTACTTGTATAGCCGAATGTACCGAGGCCTTGTGCAGTCGATGCTACAGCATAGGTGAGTCCAAGAGAAGAGACAAAACCTGCTGTACCAAGTCCAATAACTGTGCTGGTAAGTTCTGTAGGATCAATAAAACTACTGATATATTGACTGAGGCCAGCAGTCGTTGATAAGAGTTGGCCACTTGAAATATAACCCGCTGTTCCAAGGCCTATTACTGTCGAACCGAGTTGCGTTTGGAGATATGTTGTTGAGATTATATTTGCTAAGTTGGCTGTTGACACTAGGTTGGCCAAATTGGCTGTGGAGACAAATCCTCCAAGGCTAGGAATACTTGAAAGGTAACCAGCCGTTCCTAAGCCAATTACTGTAGATGTGAGTTGTGATTGGAAATAAGAAGTACTAACAAAATTAGCTAAATTGGCTGTACTCACTAGACCAAAAAGATTCGCTGTACTTACATGATTTGCTAAATTGGCTGTGCTGACGACTGAACCCAATTGAACTGTAGAAAGATAACCTGCTGTTCCTAAACCTATGACGGTTGAGCCAAGTTGAGTGGCCAAATAGGAAGTCGATACCAAGTTAGCAAGATTTGCTGTACTTACAAGACCACTTGCATTAATGGAAGCACTTGCAGATGAGAGATATCCTACTGTTCCAAGACCAATTACAGTGCTTGTAAGGTTTGCTTGCGTCAGGAAACTGACGCCAATTAACTGACTGGTTGAAACAGTTGTTGCATAGATAATTCCAGTATTGATTTGAAGTGTACTAACAGCAACTGCGCGTAACACCGCAAAATCTGACCAACCATTTCCATCTCCAAAAATCAATTGGTCAATTGTAAGAGTTGAAATGTATGCATTACCACCTGTAGCAGTTGAAAAACGTAGACTGGAAACACTTGCATTCTGTGTAATAAAATTCTGCGAATATCCGTATGTAGTAGATAAGAGTTGAGCACTTGAAATATATCCTGCAGTACCAAGTCCAATAACAGTACTTGTAAGATTTGCACTACTAATAAGGCCTGCTAGATTGGCAGTTGACACTAAATTTGCCAGATTAGCAGTGGACACATGCCCTGCCAAATTGGCGGTTGACACTAGGTTTGCCAAATTGGCAGTAGAAATAAAGCCTCCAAGACTAGGAATACTTGATAAATATCCTACAGTACCAAGGCCAATCACTGTTGAAGTTAGACCTGTAGTAAGATATGAAGTGCTGACTAGATTTGCCAAATTGGCTGTAGAAACGAACCCTCCAAGACTAGGAATACTTGATAAATATCCTGCGGTACCAAGGCCAATTACAGTTGAACCGAGTTGTGTTGTTAGATATGAAGTGCTGACTAGATTTGCCAAATTTGCAGTAGAAACGAATCCTCCAAGACTAGGAATACTTGATAAATATCCTGCTGTACCGAGACCAATCACAGTTGAACCGAGTTGTGTTGCCAAATAGGTGGTTGATACTAGGTTTGCCAAATTGGCTGTAGAAATATGTCCTGCTAGATTTGCTGTACTGACTAGATTTGCCAAATTGGCTGTAGAGACTAAGTTTGCAAGATTGGCAGTCGATACAAACCCTCCAAGACTAGGAATACTTGATAAATATCCTGTTGTTCCTAGACCAATCACTGTACTTGTAACATTTGCCTGAGTGATAAAACTCACACCTACAATCAGACTTGTTGAGACAATGGGTGCATAGACAATTCCTGTGTTCACTTGGTAACTGCTGACGACCGTCGCACGCAGTGCGCCAAAATCAGCCCATCCATTTCCATCACCAAAGGTCAGTTGGTCAATTGTTAGAGAGGAGATATATGCAGTATTTGCAGTTGCACTCGAGAAATATAGGGTTGATATATTTGCACTCAGTGTTGTAAAAGCTCGTGAATAGGCGTATGTTGTTGAGAGGAGTTGGGCACTTGATATATACCCTGCTGTACCAAGTCCAATTACAGTTGAACCAAGCTTAGTATCCATATAGCTCGTTGACACTAGGCCAGCCAAATTAGCCGTTGATACTAGGCCAGCCAAATTAGCTGTTGATATAAGGCCTCCAGGAAGAGAGGTTGCTGTTATCGAAGATAGATAGCCGGCTGTTCCTAGCCCTATTACAGTGGAGGTGAGGGCTGTATTCAAAGCCGAGGTTGAGACTAGGCCCGCCAAATTTGCAGTTGAGATAAGGCCTCCAGGAAGAACAGTTGCTGTTATGGAAGATAGATAGCCGGCTGTTCCTAGGCCTATAACAGTCGAGGTGAGAGCTATATTCAAAGCCGATGTTGAGACTAGGCCCGCTAAATTGGCTGTACTAATAACGGAACCCCATACAATACTAGAGATATATCCAAATGTTCCAAGTCCTATAATTGTACTTGTGACATCTGCTTGAACAATATTTGTAGCCGATGTCTGAATCTCTTGATAGAGACCAAGAGATGTTGAAAGTAACTGACTTGTACTTGTATATCCAAATGTACCCAGGCCCTGAGCCGTTGAAGCAACTGCATAGGTGAGTCCAAGACTAGAGACAAAACCTGCTGTTCCTAAGCCAATTACTGTACTTGTGAGTTCTGTTGGATCAATGAAGCTACTCATATATTGGGTTAAACCAAGAGATGTACTCAGGAGTTGGGCGCTTGAAATATAACCGGCTGTTCCAAGGCCAATCACCGTGGATGTAAGTTGATTGGCAAGATAGGAGGTACTCACTAGATTTGCAAGATTTGCAGTGGAAACTAATCCACCAGGAATGACAGCTGTTGTGGTTCCAGATGAGAGATAGCCAGCTGTTCCGAGGCCAATAATTGTACTTGTAAGATTTGCTTGTGTAATATAATTTCCAAAAAGAGTTGAACCATTGAAATATAATCCACCACTACTTGCTGTCAAGTAATTTGTACTGCGTGTTGTTGCATCAACTAAGTTCAACGAGGATACAAAGAGATTTCCAGAACTGAGTGTTAAATAGTTACTGCTTGTCGTGGCGGTTAAACCAAATGTACCTTCATACCGATAATAGCTAACAGTCGGCGGAGCATTTGCACTTGTTAAATTTGTATAGAATTTGAGAATACCTCCATCAGGATCAAATGTCCATGGATATGAACCTCCAGCAAGTAGAGGAACTGCATTACAGTCATATACATTGATTGTATAGGAACCATCGCCATAGGTTGTAGGAACCGCACTCGACAATATATTAGCTCCAGGATTCGCCAAGGTTGCTGCCGTGTACCAGTACGATTCATATAAGTTAATTGCTGCAAGTTTAATTGAACTGTAATATATAATATACGGATTTGCCTGACTGTAGTAACGCTGTCCATTTGCCGCATTGAATGTAGCATCTTTTACAAAGTCAGTCGGCTTCGTAGTTGGAATCGCTTGGCTAAAAATCTGTTGAGATGGGATAATCCGAGTACGTGACGCAATGGATTCCTGTGAAACCGCATTTGCATCTTGCGTATCACCCACTCCAAAATTTTTTTTGAATAGAAGTGTTACCTGTTGGCTCTGACTAGCCATCTATTCGTCTTGCGGATTTTAGTAGGAGAGTTGGAGCGTAATCGTAGTAAATGCAAAATTCCAGTTCATAGGTATTCCAATACGGCAGAAAATCCTGATTGTTTTACCTGAAGTTGAGAAGGCTGGAATGAATACATTTGGAAATGTGATCGTTCCTGTGGCTAATGTAGCACCGGAAGAGATACCCCCATAGATTTGTGTTTGATTACCTGTTGTATCAGTGTAGTAATTGAAAGCACTCGCAGGGTTTCCTGGAGTTCCATTTGCATCCAGCCAAACAGTCGTTGCTGAAGTTGCATCTGTAGGAAGTTTTGATGCTTGGTCTTCAACACGATAAAAAAAGAAAATCTTATCTGTGGATGCGTTACTATAGCCAGAAAAGACAACTTGATTATTGAGAATAACAGGTGTTGCTGATTTGGACGTCGTATAGTTAATGATAAAAGTGATTTTTGTATAATTTGTTCCTGATGAGGCAGTATTCCATGCAAAGGATGCGAAACGTATTCCTGATGTTGTAATACCCGAATAATCGACTGTATTTGTTGCCGTTGCTGTGTATTGATAGCCATTGTAATTAATGTATCCATCCGTTGTGGTAGCCTTTGAAAGATGTGCACCATTAGCTACCTGGAGTTCCTTCACTGCAGAATATGTCTGTCCACTATCAACAAGAGAGGTCGCATGATTATAGAGATAATCTGTATAGGAGAGAGGAGTTGACGCAGGAGTATAGCAAAAGGGTACAACATAGATATTTGTAGCATCAAAGTTATTATAGGACCAGATTCTACAACCAGCAAGGCCACTTGCTGTAATTGCAGTAGGCAGTGTTTGTGGAAGTGTTGTATAGACAAGTGTAATCGAAGGACCATCTACAATGGATGAAATATAGACATTTGAAGTGGTTGAAGAGCCATCTGTATTATTCACATAGGCTGACATCTGAACCTGTTTAGCAAACCGCGTAGAGAGATTTGATGAGACAATTGTTCCGTTCGACAATTCAATTCGCGAGGCCTGTGGTAAGCGACCTGCACTTAGATTTGTCGTGGCATTTGCAAAGGAGGTTTCCGTTGCCACTGCAACAGTATTACTGATTGTAACGGTATAGTTTTCAATTGGAGATGCGTAGAAATAATTTCCTAAGTTACAGGCTCCTGTAATTGTACTAAAATACGGAGTGCCATAGACAACCTCTACACCTGAAACCCAATTACAACTCGGCGGAGTTGTGCTCGAATAGTTAAATCGCAGATCGGTAATCGTTGCTGTTCCTGGAACACCATCATAATAGTAGGAATTTGTAACGGCTGCACTTGCGGCAATTCCAGCAGAGGTGCTTTGATAGGCAGTTGTCTGAAGTGTATAGATAGTCGAGTTTGCTACAAAGTTTGCTGAACCAATTGTAATTGTATTTGAATTGTTTAGAAAAAATCCCTGATACTGTGCATTTGATGCACTGTATTTATCATAGACATTCGTAGGTGTTATTGTCAGTGCACTTTGACTTACAGAGCCAGGTGTTGTCGCAGGAAATCCATTGTATTTTTGACCCGGTCCAAGAATTGTGGAAGGTGATGTGAAGAGAGTACTCAAGTAGGCTGTACCAATTCCCTGTGTGCCGCGCGCAGCCGTTGTTTGGATTGGATTTATAAACGCAGAACTTGTCCAATCGGTTGCACTATTTACAAGTGTTGTTACACCTGTTACACCTGAACGTACGCGATTATATGTATAGCCACCTGTAGCATAATACCGTGAAGGGAATGTTATCGTTGTAAAGAATGTATCTTGAACAAGATTCAGAGTACTAATTCCAATTGTAGACGCGATAGGTCCAGTAAAGCCCAGCGAGTTCGTAGCACTTACATTAAATTGATAGGTTGAATCTGGATAGAGAGTGGTTGCTGTAGGACCCGCAAGATACCGAATCACTTGTCCAGATAAACCATCTTGTGGACTCACAAATGTAAAGGGAGACCCCACGGTTGCTGATTGTGAATCAAAGACAGCGGTACCATATCTTCTTCCTGGTATTGGTTGCGAGGTCCATGTAAGATTATATTGAGAAATTGTCGCAACAGATGCTGGGTCTGTATTATCAACAAATGTGGGTGTACTAAAATAGAAATAGAGGGAATTTGATGTTACATTTGTACTATAGAGACGCTGCGGTGTAGTAGGGGGGCCGCCCGAATTGTAGGGTGAGAATATGGTTGATGCGACATTTGAACCCGTGTTATAATTTTTATACCATGCTGTGAAAAGTCCTGAAGTGGTTAGTCCTGAAAGAGATGTATTGTAAAAAACATATGCGTTACGTACAAGACCATCTTGTGGAAACACAATTGACTGTACACCCGAAGTACCTGCAGTTTTTGTAAGAACAACTCCTGTTATATAAGATGTGCCATCGTGATAATTGACATATCCTCCAGAAGAGAGATTATTAATAAGGGTTGTTGGATTAATACTCACTACATTGGTTGAGACGACTGCATTAAGTGAAACAATTTCACGCACCCAGTTGCTCTGAAATCCTACATTAATCTGGTCTGGATAAGTCCATGGAATAAAAATCTGCGATGATTTTGATTGCGGAGTTCCAAACAGAATCGTACTTGGGGCACTAATCAGATAATTTGTAATCCAATTTTCACTAATGGTTACAATACCTGTTCCAGAATCTGGAGTTACTGTAATATGTTCTCCAGCAAGTATTTGAGTTACACCACTACCACCTCCTCCTGTGATACCCGAACCGTTCAGATAGAGAGTACCAGAACTTGTTGTTAATGAATTGACTGCACCTGTTTTCTGGTCAATTAGATTAATGGACGATGCAAAGAGATTTCCAGTACTTATACTAAATGTTGAGAGGATTGGTGGTGCTACATTAAAGATATTTGTTGTTCCATTTGTTACTAGATTTGAAATTCCACCATAGATATTTGTGGTCCCACTTGTTGATAAATTTGTAATTGAACTATAAAAATTATAGGTACCGCCAGGTCCACTACCACCTCCACCTGCCCCTGCTGTTGACCAAAAAGTCCCACCTGCACCGTCAGTATAGAGTACTGTTCCTGCACTTGGATATGTTGATGTTATACTTTGTTGAATATTGAGTTGACCTACATAGAGATTGTCTATCTCATAGACTCTGTAGAAACTCATCTAGTCTATGTCCCGGAACTTTTTTGCGCGCTCTTTTTCCGACCTACTTAAGTGATTTCTACGCAGGATGAGTATGAGCACCGGCTCACAGCACGGTGAAGAATGGCCAGGTATGACTCGATTGGCAGCGAGTCCTTCGGATGCCCTTAAAATCTATCAACCGATGCTCAAAATTGCTCCAGTCTTCGAACGAAAGATTGTTCTTCTGGCAACGGCTACGATTACGGATGAGAATATTTTCAATAATGGCCTGTTCCAAAATGTCTTTTTTCTCCTTCGCATGTTCGAAGCCATGGGCATGTTACCTCTCTTTGTAGTGAATGAGAAGCCCAAGGCGCTCGACAAAGTGCCTGAAGTTCTACGGGGCACCCGCGTGGTGAGTGTAGAGGACTTGGTAAAGCAGCCCATACCTGTGGCCTACTATATTGAGATTGGCATGTCAATCGACCAGATGATGCGAAAGTTTCTCAAGATGATTGGTGCAAAAATCTTCAAGCTCTATTTGGGAAATATTCTGAACATTGATGTGGAGACACCGATTTTTTATCCAAATATGAATTTTGCGCACCATGTAATCGGTGAAATCACAGATATCTGGGTCTCGCCTCACTATGCGCAGCACAGTGAATATGCTCGTCAACTCAATCATGTTGACCCGAGTAACCAAAAAACGATGATTGCACCCTATGTCTGGGACTCGGCAATTCTTACAGAGGATGGAAAGCGTAGTCTCACCTGGCGGCCTCGCCTGCCCAATGAAGAAGAGGTACTTGTCATTATGGAGCCGAATATCAGTTTTCAGAAGTCATGTGTAATTCCGCTCATGATTATTGAGACTTGGTTTCGGAAGCATCCTGATTGGAAGGGTAATGTGCTTGTCATCAACGGTGATCGTGTAATGCAGATTCCCTTTTTCAAGGAGAATCTACTCGGTCAGATGGATGTATTCAAGGCGGGGCGTGTTCAGACTGTCGGTCGCCTTGATATGGTCAATGTCATGAAGCATTTCCCCCATGCGACCTTCCTCTGCCACCAAGTGAATAATGAGTTCAATTACATGGTGCTTGAACTTCTGTGGGCCGGTTTCCCTGTACTGCACAATAGCCGTGCATGGGAGCAGTTCGGCTATTATTATCAGCAGTCGGATGTGAAGGATGGTGCTGCTGTCCTTGAAGAGGTCAGGAAAAATCACCAGGACCGTCTTGAGGCCTATAAGTCACATTCGCGTACACTGGCCTGGAAACATTCTCCATATAATCCTGATGTTCACCGTGCATGGAAGGATTTATTGGGCTTTTAAATTTGAATGCTTTGATTCAGAATCTCTCTGAGTAAGCAATGCCCAGCCGAAAGAGTACACTCATTCGAGAAAATGCTCGCGATTTAGGAAAATGGCGAAAACTAACAAAGGCTGAAGAACAGGAAATAGTAGAACTACAGAATCGTATTCTCTACGGAGGAGATTATTCTCAATTTGGTAATTGTATTACTTGTAATAAAAAACCAAATACGAAGACCCGAACAGATCATCTTATTTCGGCCGTTTATCAGGAAAATGCTCGTTTCCGAAATGGGAAAATTCTTGCAACGGAACATCCTATGAATATGGTATGGTGTTGTAGTGGTGCTTGTAATAATGAAATAAATAAGGCAAAGGCTATCGAGAAAAATAAACAACTAAAGGATTATTACGAATATGTTCTTACTCATATTCCTACAAATCCAATTACGGAAGAAGAGTTTACTAAACTAAATAATGAGACTATCGCAAATGAAATAAAACGCATTGAACACATAAAATATCTACGTGGTCGCTGCGCTTAAAAGTCTTCTTCCAACACTCTTAAGAAAGCAGATGAAGGTCGGCGTCACCACCCATATTCAGTATTCCTTCTTTAGTGGAGGGGCGGGTGGAGCCAGTCTCGCCATTGCAGAAGTCTTCCGAAACCTTGGACATGAAGTCTGGCTACTCAACACAAATGGAGATACTGAATGGTGGGATGACTGTAAGTCGATGCGAGAGACATGGAAGAATTTTATGGTAAATGGCCTAACGGTTCGTGAGGGAAAACTGCCTGGTGGAACACCATTTGACCTGATTATCGAAGTGGAGCGCACTTTTTTCATGAGTGCTGCTGAACGGAAGCGGGCTGCTGGCCATTGTATCTGGCTGCACCGCAAGTCGGCCGTCTTTCATGACATTGAGGCGAGCCTCTACCCGTTTGATATGGCCAAGCGCTGTGTAGATGGACTTGCTGCCGTCTGGATGTTTGATGCGACAACAACGGAGGATGATAAGAATTATCTGGAAACTGTGGCTCGTTGCCCAGTCTATCGTGTACCCTTCACATGGACGCCGAGTTATGTAGAGGTTCATCGTGGTGAGACGAAGGCTCCTGAATGGCTACAAGTGACTGAAACACTCGGTGCGGATAAGCCGTGGTCAGTTCATATCTGTGAGACAAACAATACGGCTGCGAGTAGTATTACATTACCTCTTGTCATCCTCCATCATACAAAGGAGAAGACGAGCTTTCCGTTTGTCAAGTGGACGGCGCATAATGCAGATTCTGTGCTGAAGAGCGACTTCTTTAAGAATAATGTGAAGGCGCACTGCGAAATCCAGGGACTCAGTGGAGAGTTTATTGGGCGTCAGCGTCTTATTGATTGGGTCTATGATGCGAAGAGTTGTGTACTCAGTCACATGCGATTTAATACGGTTCGCCCCTTTCTCCTAGACGCAGTCTGGACGGGTGTTCCATTGATTCACAATAGTCCGTGGGTTCGTGATCTTGTAGGGACTGGATATGAGCGACTCTATTATCCTGATAATCAAGTGATTGCTGCGTCGTCGTGCTTTGAGAGGCTAGATGCCGATTTTAAGGCACGAGTGGGCATCTTTTCTGCAGATGTTCGTGCGCAGACAAAGAAGATGCTTTTGGAGAAGGTCAGTCCGTATAGTCTTTCTATCTGTAATGCCTGGAAGGAGGCTGTTGCGATTGTGCAGGGAATTCAGGTGCCTGCTGCAATGCCTTTAGTCGCAACAACCCCTACCCCTGTTATAGTGGCACCTCCAGTAGTCACTGCGCCTTCGGTAGTGGCGCCTTTGGTGCCCGCAACAGAAAATACGATGAAGGTTCTATTTACCGACATGTGGGATGATTTCAATCCCTCCTATAACATGTTCACCCTTATGCTGAATGAGGCTGGTCGTCATCTAAATCCTCCTGTTTCTGTGGAAGGCTATGGGCCCACAGATACGCGCAAGCCTGATGTCTGTATTTTTGGTCCTTTCGGTTCAAAGTGGACAAGTATTGGAAAGGATGTACCCAAGGTGCATTTCACTGGAGAGAATTCCGTGATTATAAGTTGTGATGATGTGAAGCTCAATATTGGCTTTCAACATGCCGATTTCAAGGACCAGGACTATCTTCGTCTTCCTCTCTGGATGCTCGAAATCGATTGGTTTGGATGTGATAAAGAGCTTATTGCAAATCCGAAACCACTATCCATTGATGCATGCACAAAGATAGATCCTGATCTGGCTCGTAAGAAGAAGTTCTGTGCATTCGTAGTGACAAATCCTTGTAATCCTGTGCGCAATAGTTCATTCCATTGGCTAAGTAAGTATAAGCAGGTTGATTCTGCAGGTCGTCTTTTCAACAATGTGGGCGATGTCATCTTTGCAGGCCGTGGTGGTGGAGGTGGTGAGCTGAAGAAGTTCGAGTTTCTTCGCGACTACAAGTTCTGTCTCGCCTATGAGAACAGCAGTTGCCAGGGCTACACAACAGAGAAGTTCCTTCACGCCAAGGCTGCAGGCTGTATTCCGATTTACTGGGGTGATCCGAAGGTGGACCGCGATTTTGATACGAAGGGGTTTATTAATGCACAAGGTTTCACTCGCCCTGAGGAGCTCATTGATGCGGTGCGGGCAATGGATACTAACCAGGATGCATGGCTGAAGGCGTATTCAGTGCCTGCCCTCGATGATACACGTCGTGATCTTGTGAGGCGAACATTGTCTGAATGCGCCCGCCGCATTTTGCGGATTGGACTTGGCCCTGACGCAAATCTTGATGCAATTCCGCGATTTATTGGCGCAACAACGGATGCTGAGGCTGCTGCACTTTCTAAGGTGGTTCCCAAGTCAACAGAAATTAAAAATGTTGTTGTTGTGACTGCAGCCACTGCGCGTTTCCTACCCTCTCTTCATCAACTCCTCGTTTCTATCCATGCACAGAAACAGAACACAAAATCTCTTAACATTGAAGGTGAAATCTGGCTCGGAAAGGATGTAGAGGATTCAACCAAAGATGAACTTGTCAAGGAATTCTCCTGGGTAAAGTTCAATCGGTTTCCCACTGAGACGCCGGCCTCGTTTCCTGATCTCTGGGAATCCAAGCATTTTGCTTGGAAACTCTGGATTTACCAGCATATGGCTACAAAGGCCGAGCATGCTGGTAAACTCTGCCTCTATCTCGACAGCGGTATCTTCATGTGTCGTTGGCCGGTTGAGTGGATGCAGATTGCCAATAATGCCGGTATCTGTCTCATTAATGATACTCACCAGATAAATAAGCACTGGTGCCACGAATACTTCTGTAAGACACTCGCAGTCACCAACGCAGAGAAGGCGGAGAATCAAGTGCTTGGCGGAATCTGCGCCTTTGTAGCAGGTCACGCGGCCTCTAAGGAGTTATTCGGACAGGCATGGAGACTTGCACAGGATAGGGCTCTCATTGTAGGTGAAAAGTGGTCGGGGCTGGCAGCTGATGGCAAGCCCTTCGGTCACCGTCACGATCAGAGCATTCTGAGTATTCTTTCGAGCCGCATGAGTCTCCCGCGTTTTCCAATTGATTCTGTGTATTGTGATGAGTCACTTCGTAGGACATTTATGAGTAAGAAGGCATTCTATGTTCATCGCGGCGCATTTACTGTTCATAAGCAGTTTACTGAAGGAATTGACGATTGCTATGTAATTAATCTGGACCGTCGTGCGGATCGTATGGACAAGTTATATGCAAATATGCCGATGCTTCAGGGACGCATCAACCGTGTAAGTGCAGTGGAAGGTCGTACGCTGCAAATGACACCTGCCATTGCTCGTCTCTTCCGTCCTCATGATTTCAAGTGGAAGAAGCCTGTTCTTGGCTGCGCCTTGTCACATCTTCGAGTCTGGTGGCAACTCGCAAATGAGCGTGATGATATTGGCTCCTATCTAATTCTGGAGGATGATGTCAAGATGTCACCTGACTGGGAGGCGCGCTGGAAGGCTGCAGTGCCGCATATTCCCGATGATTTTGATATTATCTATCTGGGTGGTATCCTGCCACCGAATCGTGAGGGTTTTGAGGCTGCAAAGGAGCCCGTAAATGCACATTTTTCGCGTGTAAAGGAGAATACTTTCTTCGGTCAGACCAAGCCGAATCGCTATTTCCACTGGTGTGCGTACTCCTATGTACTCAGTCGCAAGGGTGCCCGTAAGGTGCTTGAAATTCTCATGGCAAAGGATGGCTACTGGACGAGTGCCGATCATATGCTCTGTAACCCAGTGGAATTTCTGAGTATGTATTTCCTGGATCCTCTTGTCGCTGGTTGCTACCAAGATGAAGATCCTCGCTACCAGGGTGCCGCCTTTAATGATTTCAGTCGTAAGGATGACTTTGATAGTGATCTCTGGAATAACAATGAGCACTTCAACACGGTTGATTGCGAGGCGATGAGCCGTCTTGATGGACCTCCTGATATTGCTCGTGCACTGGCCGATTCTCTTCAACTTAGCTCAGACAGTATTACTACAGAGCAGTCGATAGGGAAGGAGGCTCCTGAGGTTGCTAAGGAGCGACTCCGCGGAGCGCTACCTGCTCATCCTCTCTGGAGACAACTTGAATCCGCAATTACTATGCGAGAGGCGCTTCTCGGTCGCGAGCTTGCCTTTGAGATTATGCGCGCCTGGCAAATGGAGTGGAATGAAAAGACAGATGAGGAGTTTACGGCATTTTTAACTGCCATGCGCGATGAGACATTCGCAGGTCTGCCGTCAAAGAATGAACTGAGCGAACTCTACAAACAATGGGGTATTCTAACAGATTCGGCAAGTCAAGCAGGCAAAACCTGGCCCGAGCAGGTTCGCCGTGCACTCGAACTCTTTATGAATTATCTACCTCGTGCAACGGACCCTCCTAAGAAGATGAAGGGTCGTCGTATTCTGAAACTCAAGGAACAGATACTTGACCTTGGACTTCTCTACGAAGGAAAGTGGCTGAAGGAACTATTTGGAGAAGGACAGGACCTCTGTACAGACGATATTAGTCTCGGCGACCCCCTGCCAAAGGATGAACCGATTCTTCTGCTAATGAAGCCCTGGTGGATGAGCTGGATGCCGATTATTCAACGCTTTGCTGAGACTGGCACAAAGTTCTATGTAATTCATCTGAGTGACGAGTTTGTCTCAGATCCGATCGAGTTTTACGGCCTGGCCCAATGCCTAGGTGTTGTCCGTATGTACTGGCGCAAAGAACTTGAGCAATATGGAGAGAAGGTCACTGTCATTCCACTCGGATATCATTGGACTCGCTTCTCAGGAATCAAGAATCCTCTACTGGATACTCCGCGACTCCCGTTCCGTGAATTCATTTGGTCCTTTGCAGGCACAGATTGGCGCGGACGAAAGGAGGCCATGAAGGGTCTTGAACTGATTAAGCCAAATTATGTGCGCTGGTTTGGACAGTGGAATGATCCTGGTATGCTCTCAGAGGATGCCTATCTAAGTATGCTGCTGAATTCGAAGTTCGTTCCTATTCCCGCAGGAAATAATCATGAGACCTATCGTTTGTATGAGGCATTGGAATGCGGATGCATTCCTGTTTATATCCGCCAACCTGGAGATGAAATGTTAGTGGATAAGCATTTTAAGGCGTGGCTTCCCATTGTTGATCTACCGTCATGGGACCATGCGGCTGCACTCATGTTCCAACTGTCAACGAATCCTGAAGTGATGGAACAATATCGAAATGGAATTTTAGATGGATACGGGCGGTGGAAGCTCGAAGTCGCAAAGAAAGTTCGGTCTACTCTCCGTATTTAGTGGAAAAAGCAAACTCAGGAGAGAGATAGAGATGGGAGGGGGTACATTAATAAATACTGTTCTTGAAAAACATAAACGCTACGGAGATGTTTATGTTAAGAATGACTTTTTCTGGGGAATTGGTATTGAATGTGAGTCGTATTTTGAAATGACAAAACCAGTTACAGTCACAGATAAATTTATCCGTGAGAATCATCGTCCTGAGCGATACAGTGTAAATTACTATAACAGTTATAAACCAGCACTTTTAAAAAGCACACTTGAACTTCTAACCATGAAAAAACCAGACTTTAATCTACCGCTTTTAATTAATGCGCATGCAATTACAAAAACAGATAAATTCTTAGAACACGATACACTCTATAAAAAGGGAACACCACCAAATCCGGCATTTCAGGGAAAGACGATTTTTGATGCACTCAAGAAAAAGGAACCCGCCTTATTTGAGAAACTCTATGAAACGAATTATACCTTTGATGGAGACAGTGTTGAAATTATAACGCAGGATTTTTACAAGGCAACCGTTAAAAAAGTGTTTACGGAATTCACAGAATCACGAAAACGCTTTGAAAAGGCTATACACACAGTCTTTGCTGAACAGTGTCTACTTTTAGAACACGGGCAGATTCAATGGGCTCGGCAGAATCACGGACTCGCTGTTATGGCAACAAATAAGAGTAACTTGGCTATTTTTAACAATGGAACCTATCATATTAACTTGACTCTGCCTACACAATTAAATGAAGAAGGAAAGATTGCGGATTTTCCACTTTTTGAGAAACAACACTGTACACTCATTCGCTATATTCAGTGGCTAGAGCCGCTTCTTATAGGTGTATTTGGTTCAGCGGATTGTTTAGCAGCGGTTCGACCTGACCTCTACGCAGCGGGTACACAGCGTGGAGCGATGTCGCGCTATATTGGTCTCGGTTCCTATGATACGAAGAAAATGGAAAAGGGAAAGATTCTCACCGTTGAACTCGATACAGTTCGGTCAACATGGTATACTGCCTACCATAAGACCTCTGGATATGAACCCTTAAAAACAATTGGCCTCGATATTAATTTTAATAAACACTGGAATCACGGTATTGAGATTCGATTCTTTGACTGGTTTCCTGATGGACGACTTCTTGGCCTTCTACACTTTTTAGTGTTTATCATGGATGTGAGTCTTGATGAATATAGTGCACCGGATCCTTTGGAGAATCCAATCTGGAACGGATGGATGGAACGCGCCGTTCGTCTGGGAGCTGCTGCGGGTGCTACGAGTGCTGAGGCGGAATTACTGACAAAAATTCTCTGTGTGGAGTGCCTAGTGTCTCATGATCTCAGTGTTGTCTTTGCTGACTTATTTCATAAATTGTCGAAGAAATGGCGCGGAAAAGGTCCTTGCTCGGCACTGTTTCTTGAAGATGAACTGAAGGTGGAACCCGCGGTTGTTCCCGTTGCATCTGTTACTGTCATGCCGAGACGGGGTTGGTTTGACTGGGTTTGGTGGCCTTTTCGTCGATGCTAACTGAGCAGCAGCAGAGGTAGCCGAAAGGATTGGGCTTTGCAGGAGTTTTGGGTTTTACTGGTGTATAGAGTGCGGACCACTCCTTCAGTGTGTATTGATTCCCCATTGAAAGATTGCACTTTGGACAGATTGGAAAGAGATTATTAATATCAGTGGGACCGCCCTTTGATTCAGGAACATCGTGGCCGCATTGAAAATCAAAAACAGAGATTTTATTTTGGCACCAGGTCGTTGCACACTTGGCTTCAAAGTTGCGTCCATTGTGTTGTAACCAGACTTGTTCCCGTAGAGCTGCAGAGATTTTAGCCTTTACATAAGGTTTTTTTCTGAAGGAGTTGACAATGGAATTCATCTGGAATCGCGTGGGTCGCATTATTCTTTTAGAGGGGGCGTTCTTAAAACCACAGGGCATGTATGAAACCACTGAACCACTGATTCCTTATTTTTATAGAGATGATAGCCTCCATAGAGATATGGGAATAGGAATGCAACGGGGACTTGTAGGTACTTTTCCCTTTGCGCAGCATATGCCATGCCTGCACCACCTGCAAGTCCAAATGTAACATAATGTACAGTTCCAAAGGTGCGTATCGTTTGAGTTGCTGTTTGGACCAAGTTGTGTTGGAGTAGATTCGATGCCATTTCTAGTTGTTGATTGCTTTTTACACAGAGTCAAATTTTGGATAAACCTATCTAAAGTCAACTGTACTAGGTGTTCTAGATGGCAGATTCATTCCCCGAGTACCTGAAGAGTATCCAGGCGCAGCTTGCAGCCAATGCCCCCGCGCCTTCTGCCACTGCGCAGGCACCTTCTCCTCTTGTAGGTCAAATCAAGAACGCGGCAAGTCTTGTAGATAGTGTTAAGATGGACGCAAAGCCTGTAGATGCCAAGTCTGGTAACCTCCGTTTTATGCTCGTATCCACTCACCTTCAACAGTACACAGGCTACAGCCGTGTAAGTCACAACCTCATTCGTGAACTCACTAAGCAGAAGGATATCTCAGTAACACACTACGGATTCCAGAAGTTCCCCACGGCACCTGCAAACTACCGCCCCTATCCTGCGGATGTCGATGTGATCGACGCTGCGGCTACGGAGAAGCCGGCTCAGCAGGGCTTCGGGTTTGCGGGCCTACCTGATGCAATCCGTAAGAAGAAGCCGCATGTTGTCATGATTTACAATGACATGTCCATTATTGCCAAGTTCCTGGAGGAGATTCGCAAGTCAGGTGTCAAGCGCGACTTCAAGATTTGGCTCTATGTGGACCAGGTCTACACCTGCCAGCTCCAGGGCTACATTGACATTATCAATCGTGATGCGGACCGCGTCTTTGCCTTTACGAGTTTCTGGAAGAAGTGCCTCAAGGACCAGGGTGTAAATCGTCCGATTGACCTGATTCTTCACGGCTTCGACAAGCAGCTCTATTTTACGGTACCGCGTGAAATGGTGCGCAAGCAGATGGGTATTCCTGATGATGCCTTTGTCTATCTGAATCTAAATCGCAACCAGCCGCGCAAGCGCTATGATCTTCTGATTATGGCATTTGTAGAGCTGCTGGTGAAGAATCCGACGAAGCCGATTTTCCTGATGTGCGTGTGCGATAAGGGTGAGAAGGGTGGGTGGTGGCTCTTTGAGATTTTCCAGCGTGAACTGAAGATGCGTGGTGTGGCTGTAGAGATGTTTGCGAATCGTCTCATGATTAGCAGCCAGGATATGACCTTCCGCGATGAGGAGATCAATCTGTTCTACAATGTTGCCAATGTCGGTGTTAGCACGGCAGACGGTGAGGGCTGGGGTCTCTGCAGTTTTGAGCAGATGGGTGTGGGTATTCCGCAGGTTATCCCTGATATCGGCGGCTTCAAGGAGTTCTGCCGGCCGAATAACTCTGTGATGGTCAAGCCGAAGCACCGTTACTATCTACCGATGGTCTATTCGCCGGTTGGTGGTGAGGCGGAGGCGGTTGACCCTCACGATTTCTGCTTGGCGATGGAGGAGTATCTCTTTGACTCCAAGAAGCTGGCTGCGCACGGTGCAGCGGCAAAGGAGATGGTACTCAGTTATACCTGGGAGCGTGCCACGGAGACATTCATCAAGCGCCTGCTTGAGACCAAGAAGGAGCTTGCGGATGATGGGGAACTTTAAAGAAGGGATATAGACTAGAATGGCTGTAGCCGTATTTGATACCAAGGTCGTAGGTGAAGTATTGTTTAGCAATACGCCAAAGGGATGCCGTGTCCATGCGACCTTTACGAAACTACCACCTGGTGAGCATGGATTCCACATTCACAAAGCGGGAGATTTACGAGGAGAGGGTTGTAAGGGAGCCTGTGATCACTATCACATTGGTGCGCCGCAGCATCATGGTGGACCACCTGGTTCTGGTCAAAGGCATACAGGCGACCTTGGAAATATAAGCGGTAAGTGTGAGCGGAGTTACTATTTGGCCGGTGTTCGTGTAGAGGATTTATGGGGGCGGTCAGTCATCGTACATGCGGATGCAGATGATTACGGTCGAGGAGGTGAAGAGGATTCGCATACCACTGGACATTCAGGTGCTCGAATTGCATGTGCTGTAATTGGTCGACTGAAGGGGTGTACCTAAATCAAAAGTAATTTCTTAATAAGATGAAGCATTTGCAACTTTAATTGGAGGTTGCCATATTGTAGATGTGCTGCGAAATGTCCTACTTTCCAAGAATTATGTAGATTGATTTCAACGACTCTCGCACATGTCTGAAAGTTAGGTTGAGGTACAACGATAAATTCATGTCTACAGTCAAACTTGTATAGAAAATTAAAAATATCCTGTTCCCATGAATAACCATTCTTAGAAAGAGGATTCATATCACCTAACTTCCATGCACTATCAAGAATAGTCATTGAATCTGGTGTTGTCTTAAAAAACATAATTCCACAATTGATATGACTACTAATTTCTCCAGGTATATCTGAACTTACAAGAATATTTGCCTTTGATTTACGAAATCCATACAAGTCAATGAAATAAGAGAGAGGTTTTTCCATATCCGTTACATATATATCATCATCCATCCATACAACAAAATCTAGATTAGATTTTTCTGATAGAATTTCATTTCGTAGAACAGGAATCTTATTCCATGACGGATGTCTATCTGTAGGAGGTAAAGTAGTATGTACTGTGCATTTATAATTATGCATTTGTGAATATACTTTAAAACGCATAAATGTTTCTGAATAGAGTGCTTCACGATCTGAATAACTTACAATCGAAATTTTATATTTATTTATATTTCGAATAGCAAAACTCACTATACCATCATCTGCAAATGCATTGATTTCAAGATTATATTTACTGCAAAAAGCATCAATTGCCTCTTTAGTAAAGTGTTTTATTTCAGAATTTCCTTTTTCAGAATTTAGAGCATAATCGTGTCCCATAATCCATCCACCCTCCTTTACAGCATAACGAGCCGCTTCTAAATCGTTCTTAACTGCTTCAAGTGAATGATCTCCATCAATGTATACAGCATCTAAATGACCATCTGGAATACGGTTAAAAAAATCTTCACTTTTCTCACGACAGATGGATACATTTGTATGTACAAGAAATCGATTCTTTACAAATCCATTCAAAAGTTCTAACTCATAAAATTCCATATTATGACCATTCACATCACCACTTCCCATCACACCAATTGTAGAGATATAAGGATCAATGCCATACAGTTGTTTCGGTTTGAGAGTATCAAGCATATACTGTGTAAATTCACCTGTAAATACGCCAATTTCAGCAATTGTTGAATCTTTGGATATAAGATCCTTGACCATCTCTTCACGAGTACTGTAGTGTTTTGTCATACTAGAACAATTCTTCATATAAGCCTTTATACCATTCAATAGATATTAACAGATTTTTTTCCACCATCTACGGGCAGTTGCCGAACGGGCCTTTGCTGTGCGGGCTAAGTCAGAATCTGTTGTTTGATAGGTCTTTCCACAGAGAAGAAAACTGTGTACACGCGCATACCCCCATTGCTGTTCAGTCGCACCAGGGCGGTGACCCGTACGCCAGGCGGCCATACCCCGATTGTAAGAGTCGCGGATTTCTTTAAGGGGAACTCCTGTAGCCTTGGCCTTCTGCTCTAAGGAGGTCGCCTTAGGAAAGAGTTTCCGCCATCGTTGTGTATAGGAGGATGACCGCTTCCTCGTACCGCGGTCTGTTTTGAATCCCGTATAGGCTCTCGGATCTTTCCAATGAAATTGCTTAAAATGCGCAATCTCCTTGGCACGCTGAGTCTTTTTTCGAGTACTGAGGCCTCTGAAATATTTGGGTGGCCAGAGTTTTCCTACCATCTAGTAGATGCAGAGACAAGGTGGTGGCGCAGGCAAGTTACAAGGTGGTGGCTGTGGATGTGGAATGCCTCCTATGTTTGGCGGATACCGTATCACAGCGCGTAATCGCAAGTATCTGAAGAAGTATCGTGCTGGCAAGCCGATCGGCTTTACAATGCGTGCAAGTCTGAAGGCGAAGGGTCTCATTCCCCGCACAAGTCGCAAGTACCGTGGCCGCAAGGTGGTCGGGCCCAAGTATAAGACTCGTAGAAATCGGCGGTAAAACTCTGCCAGTCCATTCTAGATGTCGGTGACGGCGCAGCAGGCCTTGGTCCAAATAGCAAAAGACAAGGAAAAGGAAAAAGAAGTCTTACTTACTCGTTCTGGATATGAAGTAAGTGAGGCTTTCCATGCGTACCAAACTGCGATTAGTGAAACAGGTGTAACGGCGATAGGCAAAGCGCTACATTTTGCTGCAGACCTAGTCTGTAGTGGGGCCATTGACCTCTGGATGAAAGTCGCCTGGGACTATGCCATTTTTCATGTGGGACTCGCTTCACCTCGGGTATTTGTTTATCTGAAGAAACGATTCACTGAATTGCTCGTCTTGACCAAGAAGTTTCCGCAGGAGCAACTCTACAAAGACGAGGAATTCCAAACTCGAATTGGAGAAGTGATTTTTGTTCTGAATGGATGTCCCCGACGCGCCTGTATTAAATGGCCGGCCGTTGGTTCAGAGACTCATGCAGAAGGATGGCTACAGGCTGTTCGACAGGCTCCCGATGTGGCTGCTGTGAGCCGTACATGGAAACATGAGAGTGATTTGATGCCAATGAGAATCGCTGCAAATGAAATTGTGAAGGCGTGTACGGATGGTGCCACGGAGCGTGCCTTTTTCTGGGTCCGATGGCTTCTTGAAGAGGATAGTATCGTCAGGAAAAACAATCTGGGTGCTGGACTGTCAACAATGGAACGAGGGCCCGCGACACAGTCCAGCAAAAAGCGAACGGATATGGGGTATTTTTTATTAGCAGTCTTTGCGGAAGTCTATAAGGATCTGGCTGCTAGGAATCTCACCCGAATGCACGAGGAGTTTCAATGTCTGATTGATATGTGGCGCGGTGAGGTGCCCCTCACGCAGAAAATGAAACGGGAGATTCTCGGAATTTTAGTTCTGATTCTTGCAGAAGTTCCGCGTTGGAAAGTGCCGGCTGCACCGACTCTGGTCAAGGACCCCGTACAATTATCACGAGCCGTTGCGCAGACATACAAATTCTTTTCAGAAGTGCTTGTATATCCACCTGTAAACAAAGCGGCTGTGAAGATTGGTGCAAAGAAGAAATCAACTGGACGGAAAATCACCGATGGTGAGAAGAAGCAGATGAATCTGGAGGAGCATTTAGCTGCCTATGATGCGGTTGTAAACTCGTACTTGGGAATTGATTGACGGATTTCTTTGAAATCCTAAGAGGGTGTCGATTTAACGGCGGCGTGTTGACTTCTTGCCCTTGCGATGCTTTCTGCGTGTCTGGCGACGGCCACCACGACCGGCCTTACTAACATTAATAGTTCCAGTAGGGGCTTTTGCAAATCTGGCTCCTTGTTCTGCAGCTACTTCACGCGCCATTGCAGAAAGAAATCTATTAGTCGCTGTACTACTAGTCGCTGTAGCAGGTATGCTACTTTTTTCTGCCTCAAATCCCTGCTGTAATCTTTGTATTTCAGGATTTCGCATTAATTCTGTAAGAAGATCAACAGAAGCACTTGTAATAGCCTGTGCAGATTGTACAAGTGTTCCGTTGGGATTCACTGGTGTACGACTTGCAAGAAAACTTCTCATTTTTGGAAGTTCTTCCTTTTTAAGACGTTCCCATTCCGCTTTTCTATCAAGCACTCCAGGAATGTCGCGCGCCTTATAATAATTGAGTAGAACTTTAAGATTTGTTATAATCTGCAAGTCTTCTTCAGTTGGACGTAGTTGAGCTCTATCAAATTTATCTAGTTTTTCTTCTACTGCCGCAATGGCTTTTGCTCGTGCATCGCTTCCAATTCGAAATTCATTTGCCTTTTGAATTTCTTGAAAGATAGTTCCGTGACTTACAATTCCAGCAAGCTGCTTTGCAGCTATAGCAAGTTGTTTAGCAAGAGACATCTACTCTGTACATTGAAAATTTGAACCCGCTATTTAAATGTACGGTATACAAAAACATACAGAATGTCCACACTCCCAGAGATTGTCAAGAAGCTACGCAACGCATCAGATGCATATTACAATGGTGATAAGCCTCTGATGACAGACGACGAATATGATGAACTCAGAGATGAACTGGCACAGCGCAGCCCAAACCACCCCTTCTTGAAGATGGTCGGGGCACCTGTTGGCTCAGGAGCAATTGCCCTACCGTTCATCATGGCCTCTCTCAATAAAATCAAACCGGGTACAGGTGCAGTGGAGAACTTTAAGAACAAATCTGTCGCCAAGCATTGGCATCTGAGTGAGAAGCTCGATGGAATCTCCGCACTCTGGTATGAGGGTCGTCTCTATCTCCGCGGCGATGGCCAGATGGGTGTGGAGGTGACGAAGTTTGCTCCGCATATTCAGGGCCTCAAGGTCTGTGAGCACCCTGTTCGCGGAGAGCTCGTCGTACCTCGTGCTGAGCCGTGTGTGGCCGGAACCCTAGCGAGGTCGTGGGTAAATGGCCAACTCCACCAGAAGGAGCCGCAGCCGGAACTTCGCGCAGTAAAATTTATCGCCTACGAGATCATTGGAGAGGGAAAGCCAGCAGAGCAGTTTCGTGCGCTGCGTGAGGCCGGCTTTGAGGTTCCGTGGAATGTGGCCATCGGTGAAGCCGAGTTCACGGAGGAGAATCTGGCAACCTTTCTGCGGCTGCGCCGTGAGAAGTCAGTCTATGACACGGATGGCATTGTAGTTGCTGAGAATACCACAAGTCCTGTACCCAAGGGTGCCGTTAAGAACCCAACAAATAAGATGGCCTTCAAGATGGTGATTGCAGACCAGTGCGCCGAGACAACCATTGTAGAGGTTGAGTGGAATGCAAGTGCCCAGGGCTATCTGATTCCGCGTCTCCAGATTCAGCCGGTCGTGGTTGGAAGTGCACGCATCGAGTTCGTCACAGCGCACAATGCAAAGTTTGTCGTCGAGAACAAGTTGGCTCCTGGAGCCAAGATTGTGATTCGGCGCAGTGGAGATGTGATTCCCGCAGTCGACCATGTAGTTACGGGAGGTGCCGCACCCAAGATGCCTGAAGGTAAGGAGGGACAGGCCTGGAAGTGGGATGCGAATGCGACGCATCTTGTACAGATTGCTGGCACGGCGGTTAGTACCGAGGTGCTCAAGGCGCAGCTCGTTCATTTCGCCAAGACCATGGAGATTGTCGGTATGGGACCAGGCGTTGTGGCAAAGTTGGTCGATGCAGGTGTCGACTCTGTTCGTAAGCTCTTTGGCGCGAAGTCGGCAGACCTGATTCGCATTATCGGTAAGACACTCGGTCCTAAGATTATCGCCGAGCTGGAAGCCATTGCGAGTCGTGCCACTGAAATCCAATTGATGGTGGCAAGTTCTCGCATGCCCCGACTCATTGGTGATACGAAGCTGAAGGTTCTCTTCGACCTGAAGACAGACCCTCGCCAGTGGAGCACACTTCCGGCTCCTCAGGGCTGGTCTGCTGACAAGTTGGCTGAGTTGATGGCAGCTCTACCTGCCTATGAGGCCTGGCGACGCAGTGAGACTCCGCATATTCCGTATCCGATTCTGCCTGCTGCGATGCCTCTGGCGCCTGCACTACCGCAGGTAGCCAAGGGCACAGTCTGCTTCACGGGTGTTCGTTCAAAGGAACTGGAGGCCGAACTAGAGGCAGCCGGTTGGAAGATCGTCAGTTCTGTGAGCGGAAAGCTGGGTGTCCTGATTGTCGCAGATACGGATGGCGCGGACTCCAGTGAAAAGGCGAAGAAGGCGCGCGACCTCGGTGTCCGTATTCTCAAGATTTCTTCCGTCAAAAAGGAACTCGGCTTAGTCTAGAAATGGCGAGTGTAGTAGCCTCCATTGGAATCGTCCTTCAAAATATTTTTTCAGTCTTTACGGGCATGGGTGCATACTTACCACCTGGTACATGGATGGTGCTCATGGTTATGCTTGTTGTTGGAATCATTGTGGGAATCTCACTCTATGTCTCCAAGCAACCTACTGTGGCAAGTACGCTTAAAAATCAACTCGCCCTCTATCAAGCACCCTATGACTCGCTAAGTACATCACGGCAGGGTATAGACGACTATCTGGCTCGTCCAGAAGTTCAAGCCTCGCAGGGAAATTGGGTTCTATTGAACTTTGCTCCATTGACTCTTATGAATGCAGGATATGCCGGTCCGTATATGAATGGTGTCTATGATCCGCAGACAATTCGGCAGGCACTCGACCTCGGATTCCGTACCTTCAAGTTCCATATTGACTATTACACAGGCTCCAATAAGAAAGACTTTGGAGCGGTTGCAGGTGAGCCGTGTCTGATACATCGTGATGATAATGGAATCATCCGTTCTCTCAATGCTGGAAGGCTTTCAGAGATGATTGCTGCCCTTGATGAACAGGCCTTTTCACCAAGTCTACCCACAGGCAACGACCCTCTGATTATTATCTTGGATTTCAAGAATACTCCCGATCCTGTTCAGACACCTGAACTCTATAAGAGTTTCCTATCCGCAGTAAGTAAACAGATTCAACCCCTGCGCAGAACACTACTCACTCAACTTGGAGAGAGTTATTTCAATAATCTACAAAATCAGAATCTTCTATTCACACAGAATTTCCAGAGTCTCAGGAAAAAGACACTTATCTTTACAAATGCCGATACAACCTGCTTTACAAAGGGGAGCAGTGCGCCAACAACGGCAGAGAATCTCCGTATGATGATTCACGCCCAACTCTATACAATGGATGGTGGTAGTGCTGAAGGCCTCACACCACCTGATACAGTCACACAGGCGGCTCCAAGTGGAACACAGATGGCAATTGGTAAACAGGCCCCCGCCTACTATCTGAATACGCCTGAGACTCAACTCACAGCCATGCAGAATAAGACAAACAACACCTATGCACTTGTAGATCCTGGTTCACAGAATGTTTCAGGTGCAGATAACCATACACTCATGACAACCTACGGAGTGCAAATGATTCCCTTTTTCCTCTACAATACATCGGCAGAGACACTCTCTATGTTCAAAGGATGGGGCTCCTATAGTTGGAAACTAAAGCCTGCTGCGCTCCAGTACATTGTAGTGAAGACAGTACCTCCCGCAAAACTCAGCCAGGCTGCAAATGCGCAGGGAGGTAATGTAAGTCCGCCCGCGCTTCACTTGTAAAAAGAAAGGGCCATAAATAGATGGAGGAGTTACATCAATATTCCCCTGCAAGTAAAGTTCTTGAAAAATCAATTTTCAAAAAACAGATTGAAGATTTAAAAGCGGCAGCAGAGGAGGCCGCAAAGAAAATAGACTACGATACTGCACATGATGAAGAGATTCGTAAGGCGATTGGCGTTGTAGAGACCTTTCTACGAAAGTCAAAACGAGTCTGTTATGGAGGACAGGCTATTAATACCTATATGCCTGAAACTCTAAAGTTCTACAATGAAGAGTATGACCTTCCAGATTATGACTTCTTTACACCCTTTGCGGACCGCGATGTGACTGAATTAGTAATACTTCTTCAGAAGGCGGGATTTACAGAAGTGAATGAGCGCATCGGTATTCACAAAGGGACTCGCAAAATTCTCGTAAACTTTATTCCGATTGCAGATATTACTGAGGTTGAATCAGGGCTCTATCGCACCTTTCTTAAACGATCTACTATTACAAATGGCATTCATTATGTAGATCCTGATGTTCTTCGTATGAATATGTATCTGGAGCTCAGTCGTCCTGCAGGTCAAGTAGCTCGTTGGGAGAAGGTGTTTGAACGACTCCTCCTATTGAATCTGGCGCAGCCTATGGATACATGTAGTGGAAAAACAATTAAAGAGAAAAAGATAGAGCCCTACATTCGGAAAAAGATTCTGAATTACATTATTGAAGAAAAGCGCGTTCTGGCAGGCGCAGAACTCGGATTTATCTACAGAGCATCTGCACAAGAAAAGTTACCCGAGATGAATTGGATTCTGGAATCTGGAGGTGCGATTGTCTTTTTTTCTTCCGATATCTACAAGGATGCTGAAAAGATACAGACGATGCTCGGATATAAAAAAACTCGGCGTCAAACAGAGCGTGGTGTTGAAGATTTTCTTCCTCGTCGCATCTTAATAAAAAAGGGTGACCAGACGGTTATCATGATTATTGAAGAGATGGCATGTAATGCGTTTAATGAACTTAAAATGGAAGGCCGCACTCTACGAATTGCAAGCTTAGATACACTTGTCTATTTGTATATTTTACTAGGAATCTTTACAAAAGATGAAGATAAAATTGGTACACCACTCCTATGTCTTGCACAGCGACTTGTTGAATTGGAGAATAAGATTCGTACTTCACCGACTCACACCTTTCCTCTCTTCTCCATTAAATGTTCTGGACATCAAAAGACATATCCGTCGCTCCTTCGTGAAAAGGTAGCGAGAATTGAAGCGCAGAAAAAGAAATCGGGTCGGCGTAGGAAGAGTCAAAAAGTTGAAAAGCGCCGCTCTGGTACACGGAAGGTAAAACATGTCAGAATTTGATGAAGTACTTGATGACTGGCATCTACTGAAGAAGACTGGGCTCAAGTCACGGAAGCAGGTTGGAAGCCTAGTACGAAGCACCTATGCACCAAAGCATAGTCAGGCGGATGAACAATCACCTCTTTGGTGGCACAAAGAAGCGCTACGAAACAAGTGGTTTGGATATGTTCTAGATGGGTCACCTATGGATGGAAGTGCCATGTTGGGCATATGTAGTGTTCGTGGGATTACCTATGTGACCCATATTTCAAATCTGCGTCATCGTGAGCGACTTGAACTGGCTGCTCGCATCTTTGGATTGAATGTACGGTTCTGTGAAACAATGGAGGAATTGGCTAGCTTGAAGGGGTTTCTGATTCGTTGAAAAATAGCACCAATTAGTATAGAATGCGTGCGACTCGAAAGAGAATGACTAAGAAGCAACGCGCTAGAAAGTCAAAGCGCACCATGCGAAAGAGAGTTCAACGGGTCAGAAAGATGCGCGGAGGTGATGTTCTTCACAAACTACCCGATGATAATAATTATTTAACCTACTATGGCAAGCTTGTAGATATGTCTGGAAATGAAATATCTGACCGTGATTTAGACGGGGATTCATGGGAGATTATTAATACAAAACTTCAAGAACATGCAGCCGAGACATTTACAGGGGCCGATGAAATCATCGAAGTTGGCTACGGAGGCGATAATGGAAACGGAATAATTACAGTAAAGATTCCCGAGGGAGCAAGTAATGCTCCTGGTTCAAGTGTAGCCCTTCATGTGGTGACAAAACTTCTGGGACCGATGATTTTTGATATAGATGACCAAACCTATCGGATGGATTTTAAAGTTAACTTTGGAAACTAATCATTTACTAGAAGGTCATGAAAGTAGTGACAGGGCTACTCGCCCTTGGATTTTGTATAGTTCTTCTACTGCTGATACGATATATCCGCAGCGAAGAGGGGTTTGCCGATAAACCTGTTGCTGTCTATGATTTTACAAAGTTTTTTGCACCGTTTCAACTCGAGGCCATCTGTCCAGTTTGGGATACAGTCTATACAAACTTCAAGGGTGGTTACAAAACAGACGACAAAGGTCACCAACTTCCCGAGGATATTGTTAAAAAGGCAACGGATGAAGCGATTGCAAAGGCACTTCCTAAAGGAGTTTTTCCGTGCCCCTTTGAATTTCCGAAGGGCAAGGACCTTGACATAGTCCTTACATGGTTGACTAAACAGGATAAGAATCTATTACTTCAGGCTCATACAACTCTTGTCTTCTGTAAGACACAACTGGAGTCAACACTAGCGACAGCACATAAATCAATTGACGACATGAAGAATGGGCGGAGCAGTGATGGATTTATAGATATGTTTCTTACACAGTGCTCAGCGGAGGAACTTCTTGCACGGGCAGCTGTACCGTTGCAGTGTGTTGACCCTACAATTGAACTTGGTACGGAGGCGAACCAAATCAAAGCGCAGGACCCGGCAGCAACAATAGAAGCCGTGAAGAAGAAAATTGAGATTACAAAACTCTTGACAGCTATGTGGTCGGCCTATGCGACGGCCATTCCTCCAGTTCAGCGTATTGATTTTGCCGAGACAATTCAACACTGTAAAGATATACTAGCCGAACTCGCTGCAATCAAAAAGAAACTCGAGTCAGGTGAAACAAGTTTTTAAAGTAGAGGCATGTCGCGGGTCTATTCAAAGACGCCAAGTGGAGGTGACATTGCAAGCAGTGTAACAAATAAGGTAATCCTTGCTTCACAGCGCTGTGCTGTGGCTGCTGCGGTCGCAAAGGCACGGTGGAATCCTCCGTGCGCCGGTTGTAAGCCTGCAGTCTATACGAGTACAGGTGGAAATACTAGTTCTGGGTTACTCCAACAACAGATGAATACTCGTGACACTATAAACTCGACCCAGGCGAATCAGATCGCAAATCAACAACTCCGAGGCACCTCGGGAACAAACTATGCGCTCTATCTTCAAAGCCAAACACTACTCAACTATGCTCCGGCGACTGACCCTGCACGCCGATTCTTGGCCTATCAAGGGAACTTTATCCCTACTCCGTGTCCGCCGACACCCGCTGAGCAACTCAATGCTGGACAACCTCATCCTACAACAAATTGCCAACTTGCGCAACTACCCAGATATCTTCGACCAACTACATAAAATAGTTTCCTACGGTAGAAAATGCCGACTGGTGTATATGATGCATCCCTAATCACGAACCGCAACCGCAACCGTGCGCTCTCCTCGTATAAGAATAGCCTTGTAACTGCAAATGCCTCGGGCAACCCAGTTGCTCCTCAGCAGAAGGGTGCACCCATTGCGTCTGTAAATACGCAGGCGAATCTGGGGTGCGCGACCTGCTCCGATGTAGCAAACTATGCGAGTTCAACTGCAGGTGCTCTTCCTGCGTACACGCAGATCATTGGCTCTACGCCTTCGTAAATACTTAGCTCGTAACCTCTTCAAAATGTCCATATCGAGATGGATGCATAGCTGTAGCAATCAATTCCTCCTTTACGCGCGCGGTTTTTAACCATGTACGCAAAGTTTTCTTGAGACGATACCGTCTCCAGGCTCGTTTAATAAGTTCAGAGGCTGTAATAAAATTAAGTCCGCACCAATTGTCTGCCTCATCTACGGTTTTTACCCATGTAAAGTCATTGCTCATTAGTTGAAGCTCTACGAATGAAAAGGTGAGTTGATTATTGGTTAGTTGGAGATACGCAAGAGGAGTTTTTCTTTTTGTAACCACAATATTCTTCACTTTATTGTGACCAATTAAAAGCACCTGTAGAGCACTTGGTAAAGTAGGAACCAATTCAATTAGATTATATTGTAAATGAAGTTGTTCCAGAGACTCAGGAAGACTACGAGGAAACTCCTTCAAACGATTATTGGAGAGATTCAGAATTCGTAGGCGTAGACCCCAATCAGTTGGTAAACTCATTGAAGAGAGGTGATTTGTATGGGCCTCGAGTATTTCAAGATGAATTCGTCGAGGAAGTTTAGTAAGAAGTGTAAAATTTACAACAAGTTGTTTAAGATTTGGAGGGAGAGTCTGAATCTGTTGAATATTTGTATGGCGTGCAGAGAGTTTTTCAAGTGTAGGTGGAAGTCCTCCTGGAAGTGTTCGTATGCAGTTATTGTCAAGTATAAGTGTTCGTAGAGAGGTTGGCCAATGAATTCCATCGAGGCGGGAGATATTATTTGAATCGAGCAAAAGCTCTTCAATTGAATCTGGAAGTACAAAGGGGATTCCATCTTCTGCGAGATAATTATTTCCGAGATCAAGGTGTTGTAGATTTGGAGGGAGATATTCTGCAAAAAAAGCGGATATACTATTTCCAGCGAAACTTAAACGGCTTGCTTGACTTCGAGATAAATCCGGTTGTGTTTGGAGATTACAGTTCTTCAATTGAAGAACATTCATACAAAAAAAGAGTGGGTCGTATTTAGACCTAAATAATTTTATTCTTTTCTTTCTTTTTAGAATTTAGTTCGTTTCGGTATTTTTTTATTGGTTATTTACTTCTTGACGACCTTCACAACCTTCTTGGTCGTGACAACCGTCTTCTTGGGTACGGCAATCGGCTCTACCTCATCACCCTCCGCATCGTCCTGCGTCACTGCCGCCAGAACACTAGGGGCCTTAGCCGCAGGTGCAGGCGCGTCAAAGACATCGTCGTCATCCACCTGCTCCTCGGCCACAGGCGCGGGCGTAGGTGCAGAACGGCGAACCGCAGGCTGGCTCTCGCCATCATCTGCAAAGGCGAAACCACGGATGGAGTCAGGCAGCTTGTCTACGCGGAGCTGGATGCCCTTCCATGACAGGCCGAACTTGCTGCCCGCAAACCAGACACTCGTGCACTGGATGAGTGCCGTAATCTGAGCGCCCTTGACGAGGAGCTCCTCAAGGGAGGTCTCATCATAGTTGTACGCCTGCTTGTTCATGTCATAGGCAACGATGTCAAAGACATCCGAGCCCTGCTTCTTGCGCAGGTTGAGCTTGAAGCTCGGCGGGTACGGCTTCGGGTTGCCATTGGCATCCTTGGAGACACGAACCAGCGGCGTGTAGAAGGCCTTGACGACATCCTCGCTGAGCTTTGACTTGAACCAGGCCTGGGAGTTCTCAACACCCTTCTTGACCATGAACTCATCAAGCTTCATGAGGACATCATAGAATGCCCTGACCTTCGCATCCTTGCCATCTTCATAGCCACGGAACGAGAGGTCAACGCTGTACTTCACAGGACCAGCCTTGTCAAATACATTCATACCATAGGGGAGATTCATTGACGCCGTCTGCATGACAAGAGGGCGACCAGAGTAGCTGAGATATGACATCTTAGCACCGCTGTCCATAAGCTTAATCGGAGAGAAAGTGATGTTTGAAGTAGAGAAATCGGTTGACTGAACTACAGTGGAAGACATTTGGAATATATATGGCTCTACAAACATTTACAGGAAAACGCCGAATCAAATTTTTGACCGCGCCCTTTACGATTTTTTTTTTGCCTTTCAATCTTTAATGAAGAAGATTCAGAGCATTACGGTTGACTCCACGGCTGCTGAAACTCACCTCTGTACTCTTGGCAGTAATTATAAGACGGATAAGAGCCCTTATAATGATGCCGGCCACAGACATCCGTATACTGCAGTCTATAGTCTCTTCTTCTCTCGCTTCCGATTTCAGCCTGTACGATTTGTAGAGATTGGAATTGCAGGTGGAAACTCTATGCTTCTGTGGCGCACTTATTTTACTCATCCCCAGACTCTTATCTACGGCTTTGATCGCGATAAGAGCTTTGTTGAGCACCTACTAAGCTTTGGACTTCCTGGAATTCTTGCAGGAGAAATGGATGTCTATGAAGAGGACTCCATTCGCAAGGGGCTTGAGGCTACGGGTGGAAATCTCGATGTACTCCTTGATGACTCTTCACATGGTCTGGTAGATCAGATTCGCATTATTAAGCAGGGTCTTCCTTTTGTGAAGCCTGGCGGTCTGATTGTCATTGAAGATATCTTTCGTGATACTCCCGAAGAGAAGTATGAAGAGGCACTTGCTGATGTACTAGACCAGTTTAGTTTGGCAATGTTTGTTACGACAGAGCACGAGCGCCGCTATTCACCTGGCTGGAACAATGACAAACTTCTCTTTCTTGTAAAAAAGTGATGCTTCTGTAGAAATGAACGCAGGCGAACTCACACGCCTAAGACAAAAGGCAGCGGTCCAATACATTGCCCGCACGAATGTTACGGATTCATCCCTTCTCACCTGGAAGAAGCAGGTGGGACCTACCTATGCCGATTCAGGAACTCCTCCCGTGGTGGCGAACCGTGGAGTGAATGCAGGTACAGGTGTGATGGAGTTTGCCAATGGCAACTCGAGTGATCTTCCTCCTGGAAATGCAGCAAATGATTCTAACGGAACTCTGAACTTTGCGACGGGTAAGGGTATGCATGGAGAGAGTCTTCGTACCATCTTTACTGCTGCGGGATGTGCAGTGTCAACGGATCCAAATCCTGCGACAAATCCCAATGGTATTACACTACCGTGTTTTACCTATGAGACTCGTCAGAGATATCAGATTACAAATTCAAATGGCGTCGTTGTAGATAATAATACATATTTGCCAGATCTAAATAAATGTGGGCCTCCTTCGGGCTATTTCCCTACCCCTCCACAGACATACGGTCCTAGTTCAAATCCGACCTATTACAAAAATATCTATGGTGGCGGCAGTGTCTATCCTCGTACAGGTTTCCAGGACCAACTCAAAGATAGTTTCCCGTCGAATTAATCCATACCTAGACTCTCTAAAACCCACGGATATGCCTCTGCGGCATCATCACTCACTTGTACTAAGCCCATCACTACGTAAAGTGCTCCTAGCCCTCGCAGTGATTTGCTCGTACCACGTGTAACTAGATTATATATCAAATTCAGATTCTTCTTTTTCCACCACTTCATATCCTGGTGACCACGATTCATATCTTCAGGAACATGATGAAAAAGACGACTTGATGCAAGAGACCAGCCAGGACAAATTTCCTCTTTTTCATCTGCACTCAGTCCAAGGCGCCACGCCCAGAGTTGAAAGAGGGCTCGGTAAAAGGCGCGATGATTTCGAAGTGATAAGTCGTGAAACCATGCGGTATTGAGTAGGTATCCCATGGCCTCAATTTTCATGAAGACATCAAGTACACGTTGATTCCAGACTTGTTCTGGAGTGAGTACTTCATCATAGACATAGAGGAGAGGGTACTCCTTTGCTCTGAGCCATTCAACGCGCTTTCGAAACATAGCAAGGGCAGCTTCTGGAAAGGACTCACGAGTATACGGATTTTGCAGTGCTTGACCCTGTGATGTGAGATGTACAAGAGAGCGAATATCAAATGCCCAGCCATTTTTTTGGTGGTCTGCATAGGAGAAGAAGAAGACGGATGGTATGGAGTCAATGGGCTCCATTGAATAGACCTCGGTCGTATTCTGTAACATATCTTTTAGATGTACAAAGAGACCTTGTGTTCGTCTTCTTTTATTGGATATGAGAAGCCTCCACCAACGCTGAATTTTGCTAACGAGTAAGGCATTCGAGCGCGTATATATGATTCTTTGATCATTTCGTCTACGATCAAAAAAACGTATGGGGCGTTTCGAATGGCGTTGGCAAAAGTCACCCTGAGACGCATTAGAAGGGCACTGTGCATCTGGGTGGTTACGGCTCTTGATACTCGCACAGCGACGAAACTGGAGTCTCTCCATATCCTGCTTAGCCGGAAGTTTGGTTTTCCGTAAGAGCAAAAAAAGGCGAAAAGTTCTTGGTGTGGGGATTTATTGACGAAAAATGGGTCAACTTCAAAAAAAAAAGATGATTTTTTGATTCCAAAGGCAAAAGTAAGGAAAAAAAGTAAATGCGAATATAAAAATTTGAGCGAGATGACTCATGAAAAAAATCGTAGTGCGTAAAATGTCTTCCAATTCTTCCACCGGTACTAGTACAATGAACTCCACCCCCGCTGTTGCCAAGGTTGCGACGAAGCGTGTTGCCAAGAAGGAGACGGTTGAGGTCGCGGCGGTGCCGGCCCCTGTTGCCGTTGCGGCCCCTGCGCCGGTTGAGGCCAAGAAGGTTGTTGCCAAGAAGGCGGCGGCCAAGGCGGAGCCCGTTACGGCTGCCCCTGTTGTTGCGGCTGTGCCGGCCGTTGTTGCGGCGGTGCCGGCCGAGGCCGCTGAGGAGCCGGTCCAGACGGTCGGCGATGAGATCCGTGGCATGGTCGGTTCCCTGAACGGCCTCCGCGAGACGATCTCCACGCTGCACGCCCAGCTCAAGAAGCTCGAGAAGCGTGTTGCCCGCGAGATCAAGGATGCCCGCAAGCGCAAGCGCCGCACGACGCCGCAGCTCGATGAGAACGGCGCGGCGAAGCCGGCCCGCCTCAGCATCTTCGAGATCCCCACGAAGCTGAGCGATGACCTCTGCGTCTTCCTCGGCAAGCCGAAGGGCAGCGAGATGAGCCGCTCCAACGTCACGAAGGCGGTCACGACGTACATCAAGGAGAAGGGCCTCAAGAACAAGCACGACATCAAGCCTGATGCCCCGCTCAAGAAGCTGCTGGGCGTTGCGGACACGGAGGGCCTGACCTACTTCAACCTCCAGCGCTACCTCAACAAGCACTACGTCAAGGTGCCGAAGGTTGAGGCCGTTGTTCCGAAGGCGTAAATTGCTCGGTGAGCAAGTAGAATAAAAAATAAAAAGAAAAAAGGATGCAAACTTCTAAAAAAGACGAGAAAATCTTTAAAATCTAAAATGTTAAATATTTTACTCTCTGGTCGATTAGCTCATATGCTAAGAGACTCTTTGGTCGATTAGCTCAGTTGGTAGTAGCGCACGGCTGTTAACCGTGAAGTCGTGGGTTCGACCCCCACATTGACCGTTTTCATTTCTTTTTTTGATTTGTTTTCCAACGCAAAAAAAGAGATGTGGGGTGTAGTTCTTGGAGTTCTTCTTGGAATTGTACTCACTTTACTTTTTATACATCTAGTTCGTACTCGAGTGCAACCGCAGGTTATTATACAAGAGGTTCCTGTTGACCAATATGCCTATTCTCCGTATTATTGGGGCTTAGGGGGAGGCTTAGGGGGGTATGGAGGCTACGGCTCAGGTGGATACAGTGGCGGCATTGCACATCATGGGGGCCATAGTGGAGGCGGGCACGGAGGTGGAGGTCACGGAGGGCACTAAGTCACAAATATGGAATCACCCATTTCTTGAGACGCTTCATTTCAAGAATCTTAAAATTCGCCACACGGTGATTGTAGTGAAGTAAAAAGGCTCCAGGATGCTCTTGAATACTATTAATATAGGCTCCATTCGGATAGAGTTCGCGCGGTAGAGTCTTATACTGAACCTTTTTTGCCTGCAATTGCTTATTTACCCATACTTGATCATCTCGAACCTCGCCCCACTGAGGAGTTGCCGTATCAAAGACTCCTTGATCATGACCATGTGCCCATGCAATCAGTCCAGTACAACAATTCGTACATCCTGTGGCAGTACAGGGTCCAGTCTCCTTCTGGTCACATTGAAAGAGTAGAACCTCAGGTTCCGCGTCGAGCCTCGCAGTCAAGTCCGGTAGAAAATCAGTAAAAAGGGTTATGTCTCCATCCATGTAGACACAACGCTTTACGGCAGCATTCTGTGCAAAGGCCTGTGCAATTTCCAGTTTTATTAAGTTATACCGTTGAAACTGTGGACTTCCCCATCGACTAATTGCAGTCTCCTGCGTTCGCTGCGCCTTTGAATATAAAAGCACTGGTAGACCCTCATTACGGAAAAAAGTATAGCTCTCACGATCCGCAGCGACCACTACTAATTTCCAAGGACACTTCGCTTGTTCAATTGTCCGAATAAGATTCAGTGTCAAGTATTTATAACCATTTGTAGTCATTGTCCAGACCAATGTCTCCTTATAGAGATACGGCTCAGGATTCATTCTCTGCTCTTCAGAGACTTTGTTTAAATCATTAGAGTTCAAGCGCGGGTGCAGTTAATCGGCTTGAAGTTACACGAGATGTACCGTGACTAATAGGTACATGAAGTCCAAGACGCTGATACGCATGTTCACGACCGAGTGTGTATCTCCATGCAAAATCCTCGGGTTTTGAGACTCCGTAATGGGCTCTTAAAATTCTGTGAAGCGCACTCATCCAGCGAATCTGTTTATTCATAAGAGTCATTGCCTTTTTAAGGTCACCCTTTGAAGCCAGAGCAACTAAGACCCATTCCGCCCACGACTCTGTTTCTGCCTCCATATGCGGCAACGAGGACAACCTATCTGAGCATGCAGCATGAAAGAGTTCATGAAGAAGCACTCTTGTGCACTCCTCCTCTCTGTAGATAATGATACGGTCCTGTTTACAAGGAATCGTGTATCCGCCATTTACATGCTCAGGACCCACTGGTTGACCTGGAGCAGGCAAGGTTCTCGGTATAGGTGCAGCAAATAAGCCTACACGCCAGAATAACCCAGTCTGTCTATGCCAAGGCGTTTCTCCATGACCATAGAGTTGAAAAATCCGACCCCAGGTTTTCCAGACATCAGGACACGGTCTAGTCGCTTCATGAAGAATAATCACCTTTGCCTGACCACATGTCTTACACACAAGTTGCACGGTTCCCGCACGATACCCTTCCCAGAGCTGCCGCCGCAGTCTAAGTTTATCATACGGGCTTTCTTCTTCCGCCTCGTGCTTTAGCCACTCCAGGTCGTCCTGTTGCGGCGGCTCCTGTATCCACTGTAGGGGCGGTTCCTTGAGTTGTAATCGTACTGTTTCCACCAGTTCCCGCAGGAGCGGCGGCACTATGAGGCCTTGCATCCTCCTCTGATAAGGCTCCAGAAAGTGCTTCGCGCATACGAATAAATGTACTCTCCCATGCCATCGGAATGCGATAACTGGGAATGGTCTGACCTGCTGCCGAACCCTCCTGTTTTGCCAGAATTCTGAGTGCCTCAAGGCGATGCGGCTCAGATAATGGAAGTCGCAGACAGGAGATCATCAGATGATGGAGACATTCAATCCATCGGATGTTTCGAATAAGACATTCGTAGATAAAGGTGCGGATACCTGCAACTTCATCCAGAGTCGGCTTTGTCGGCCGAGCAAGTCGACGCACTGCCTGGTCAAACAATGTCTGCGGGTCAAAGAGTGCGGAGGGATTGCCCCCCGCAATCTGAATGCGCTCCTTAATTTTCTCATAGGCACGGTCGGGTCCACCCACCGCAATCTCCCTGAAATGGTGCGCAATGCGAATCGGAAGTGGATGCTCTGAGGTACACCATATACTAATATCGGATCCATCCTGCTCTAGAAGACTCTGTAGAATGACGCACGATTCTGTGCTCAGTAGATGGGCGTGATAGAAGACAAGAATACGCTTCTCAGCCTGCTCTCTTCCAGAGAGTACATGAGAACCCTTTCCGAGACGCTCAAGAATCGGTTTCAGAATATGACGGTCCTGTAGACTCATTCGGGAGACATCAAATCCAAAATGAATCATTGATGTTTCAAAAGGAATCTGGTCCTTGGATGCAATTGTGGTCACTTCATCGTCCTCACCTCCATCATCCTCTTTCGGTTTCTCGAGACTCCAGAGTTTTGTAACAATTTTCAGAACCACCCCACGGGCCGCAGCGCGTTTGTAAAGTTCTTGATGGATGGCATATCGCTTTCCTGAACCAGGTGGACCTCGCCAACTTAGATGCATCTCCCTGGGTCTAAACTTGGTAAACCTTTACACCCAGAATGGAGTGGTGCGTGCCGTTACAAAAACTCGAACTCGGAAAAATACATCACGGTGGACTTGTGACACGGGTGAATCGTGAAAAGAAGCCGATGGTGCCACTTTCGTATATTGATGGTCAAGTGACTATGCCTGTGCTGACAATTCTTTTACCGCACCTCTTAATCGATTCCTATAATCCTGCAAACGGTCGTCTTGAGCTCGCTATGACGACGAACTGGATTGCCAGTAAACTCACTGCGGTTCAAACAAGTCTTCTTGAAGTTATTTGCGCCAGCCAAGCGGCTTGGTTTGGAACAAGTAAGTTTACACGCGAAGAGGTCTATCGGCTCTTTCAACCGATGGTAGAGGGAAATAAATTACATTTATATTGTCCATCAACTCTTCAAGAGAAGCGAAAGGGTATGCACGGGATTCGTATCTGGAAGGATGGTGCCTGGACGGAAGATGTACAACCGGGAGTTCTCGCACGCGGTCAAATTATTCGTGTTACGCTGCAAATTCAGGGCATCAGCCTTCAAATGGGAGTAAATGACACTTTCTGGACGGGTCGGGCCCGTCTTCAACATCGCATTTTAGGAATTCTCATTCAGGCTCCTCGGACACCCGAATGTCTTATTCAGTCTTCTGAAGAACTGACGCACTGACTGCAATGAGTGAAATCTCCATGTTGACAAAAAGCATGAAGAGAGCAAAGGGTACAAAGACATCAGGATCCGTACGGATATACATATAACTAAAGATGCCAAGCATGAGAACCAGAGCAAATGTCACTCCAAAGATGATTCCCATATTCTTTTGAATGTCATTCAGGTTGTCCTTGCTGCCGGCGAATTGGCCAACGGCATAGATTACATATCCTAGGCCACTAAGGATAATGGCTAAAAGTATCATTTGAAAGATCTGTGTAGGCGTCATAGTCCTGTTCCTACTGGTGTAGGTGAAAAGGTGGATCTAGAGTTCGCAGCCCCCGTTGAGGCCACAGAGGCCGCCGTTGAGGCCACAGAGGCTGCTTTTGCGGCAATCGATGAAGTGATTGCGAGTGCCGGTGCAATCAGCGAACCAACTGTTGTTTGAGCACTGGAAAGTGTAAAAATGACAAACATTGCAAAGATGAGTGCAAGAATTAAAAGAGGTGTAAAAATATACGACCAAAAGCGGACCATTGAGTACGCCATCCTGTGGAGTATACCGATTTGAATCTGACACTTCAGTAGGATGGTCGGGGTCAGAAAAACCAGGCGACTCAAAAAAACGGGTTCAGAACAATATAGACCGGGACCCTGTCAATGTCGTCCGCGTGTTGGAAAAAAGCGTCCGGTATATGGATGTCTACCTGCGTCTGAATTGCAGAAAATCGCCTCAAAAGTCTTGGGTTCTCAGACAACACTTCGAACTCAAGTTGGAGGCGTAAGCGCGGTGGCCCTTCGGAAACAACTTGAAGAACAGGTTGGTGTAGAGCCGATACATGAATACTCCTTTGTACAGGCACTGCCGATTGATGAGTCTGAGAAGCGCCGTCTTCAAACGGCCTATTTACGCCCTCCTCAGCCTGAGGCGTGGCGCGCGGATCCTGATAAGTGGCTCGACAGTACAAACATTGAGAATGTCATGAAGCAGTACGAAGAAGACAGCGCAGACTTTAAGTTCCTCGGTCCCTATCCGATTGATTTTGCAGCACCCGACCCGTACAATAAGACCAAGACAAAGTGTCTCATAAGTGAGATGTGCAGCCTCGATATGGTCGCATTAAAAGCCGCTGGAAAGTCGAAGGTCGGTATTATCTACAATCTTGACCCGCACAACAAAGGAGGCAGTCACTGGGTCGGCAACTATGTTGATTTGAAGAAGAAGGTCTGTTACTATTTTGACTCATACGGCATGGAAGTTCCTGACCAAATTGAAAAATTTATGCAGTGGCTGACATTACAGGACCCTGCAATGAAACTTGCTTACAATGCTCGTCGTTTCCAGTTGAAGGATTCTGAATGTGGTATGTACAGCATGTATTTTATTATTCGGATGCTGATGGGAGAGGAATTCCGTCCTTTCTGTCGTCGAGCACCTCGTGATGGTGAAATGCTTGCTCTGAGATCATGGCTGTTTAGCACCTGAGTTTAAGATAGCCGACGATAAATCGTAGAGTGATGTAGATGTCAGTGCCTACAAAGGAACAGTTTTTCAGCGAACGCAATGAGCAAATGTTGGATAGATTACTGTACGACCACGTTCAACGACGCAGTGGTGTGAATCTTGATGACCGCCAGAAACAGAGACTTGTAAAGACTGTAAAGCACTATATGGGCGAAGTGTATCGTGTAAATGCGACTCAGAACATACAGTATCTGAACAAGGAGACACTGGCCGCTGTACTTCCCGACTACACGGCCTATCTCGATAGAGGCCGTGAAGTGGAGATGAGTGAGAAGACAGAGGTTGAGATTGTCACCAGTTCAGACCCTCTCCGCCAGGATGTTGGAACACGCTTTGCTCTGATGCAGGATTCACGCAATACTGCAAAGGCGACTCCTCCTGCTCCGCCCGACTTTCGCATTCCGCTTGAAGAGGATAATAGCTCTTCTGCTGCAAGCTTATTTGAGCAGGCCAAGAAGCAGCGTGAGGCGGAGGCTGCACGCACCGCACTGGCTGTTCAGGAGCAGATTCGCCCTCGTGAAGCCGGTGTAATGGCCAAACCGAGAGTGCTCGAGAATGAGATTACAGCAATGACAGTACCTCCGGATATGCGCGCCCTCTTTGGTATGCAGTCACAGGGTCGCTCACCCTATAGCCCTGACCAGAGTTCTCTTGCACAGGCGAATCCGACCATTACAGTTCCGACGGTGCGAGCAGACAGGCCTGTACTTCCCCAGGACTTCCTTCAAAAGGAGGAGGACACACTCAACTACAAGGAGAATGAGTACAATCTCTTCTGCTACAGTGCCGACCGTGACTGGACAGTGAATACAGGCGAGAGCCGCTACAACTTCAGTGTCCTCTTCAATCCTGGAAATGTGACAACAAACAACGGTGTGCGTGCAAATACATCGACACAAGTGAAGTTCCGCAATATTGTACGCATTGAACTCGTGAAGGCGCTTGTACCTGTAGAGGGTATTGATGTACTGATTGACAAGGGCTATACGGGTTCAACTGCTTTCAACCAAACCATTGTAAATACAAATGTTCTCTCCTTCCCGTATCTGATGGTGCGTGTTCCTGAACTCGATACAAACAGCGTCGGTACAAATCAGAATATTGACAGTGCCTTCGGCCTCATCCAGTATGATGCAAACTGGATTACAGACAATACGAATGTAGTTCAGCGTGGTGGATTCCTCGGCATGATTCCCAAGTTCATGAAGTGCCAGAAGACCTATTATCCTACACCCCTCGCTACACTTCAGAAGCTCTCCATTCAACTCCAGCGCCCTGATGGTTCGCTTGTGAGCCCGCTGCTCGATACGCTGGATATTTCAGGCTTTGTTCTCTCAAATAGCATTGCGACTACAACGGCTCCCACAGTCTATCCAATTCCGAATACGGGAACTATCTATGCAAAGAATTCAGCAGGTGGTGGACTCAGTCAGTTTATCTGGATTCAGACAAGCAGTTGGTTTAATACATTTATGTTCAACCAAGGAGATCGTATTCAACTGAAAAATCTAGCCTTCACATCTACATTTACTGGAAATGCAACGGCCGCACAGGATTTCATAAGTTATCTCACTCGAACGGATGGGCTTCTTGTAGTGAATATTGGATATTACAATGGGTCAGCCTATATCACAGGTACAAACTCAGTAGGCTATGCCAATTATATCATCGTAGATGCTCGCTATAATGACCCTACAAAGGGATATACGAGTGTGTCACCCTTTGGTGGCATTGCCAGTGACACCTTTGCTGGTACACTTGTTACGGGGAGCCCAGCAATTCCTGCGAATAACATCATCCAGTCAGGTCGTCTAATTAATCTGAGCCACCAGACACAACTGGTTTTCCGTGTAATCACACGCGATATGGATGCGGCGAGTCGTCTACGTCCCGATAATCTCAACTAATCAGTAGAGATGGACCCGGGTCTACTTGTACTAGGTGCCTGTGCTGTAGGCGCAACAGCGCTTTTGCGCGTCTTAAAAAAACGGCAAGAGGGATTTGATGTCCCGCAAGTGGGAGACTATCCTGTAACAGCCGCCCAGGGGCAACAGATGTATAATCCTCTGTCACTGGCTGCGGACCCTCGAGTCACTGTACCTGCAATCGCAACTATGCCGGCGGATCAACAAACGGCATATGTAGGTGCAGTGAATGCCGCACTTACACCCACTGCAACAGATGCATCTGTTCCTGGAAGAATTACTGTGGTGCCTGGAACCAATACGACACCTGTCTATGTGCCTGATAGCAGTTCAATTATTGTGAAGGCGGCCTTTTGCGAGAATATGGCAATGAGTGATAATCCGTTTGCGGATGTGCAGTTCAAAGAGCACTGCGGTGTCTGTCTATCCTCAGGCACCACAAATGATGGAAGGGCCTTTACGGGCCCTAAGGGACTCTATATTGACCCTGCCGCCAAAGCTGCCGCAATTGCGGTCATCGCGGACTCACCTGTTCCGTATACAAATACGAAGCCGACCCTCGGTACATGCGCTGGGGCCACTGCGGGTGTCGGTTCAACCTATTCATTTGCGCTCACAACAAATGAACTGCAGGATTTTATGAATCGTGTTACATGTCAACACAATAAGAATCTGGATGGAACCTGTGCCGTCTGTCTGGAGGATGGCTCGTACACATATGTCGGTGATACGAAATCAACTCCCTTGAAAACGGTGACATTCTGGGTGGCTGGTACTGGAACTCTCAATGTAACTCTTGCAGGAAAGGTGATAAAATTCGCCGATTCAAAGACCACGCTTGTACTCTCCTCAACTCCTGTCTCTTTTAAGGCAAGGCTCTCTGAAGATTCCTTCCTAAATTTTGTAGTCCAGGCGCCTGATGAGGAGACCTCCGCGGAACTCTATGGTGCTCTGGAGGCGCCCTTAACCGGCGGCGGTGTCTTTCAATTGCCGCTCGATAAAATCCTATTGACGGACGATATGCTCTCGGGTAAACCGCGGCGCGGTACAGACTATCCTACACTGACTACGCCGAGCGGCACGGTCAATTGTATTAATCTGATGTCTGGATACTCAAAGTCCTCCATGAGTCTGTCAGGAAGCCTCCCCTTCTTTTTCGCAGAAAAGTTCCCGTTCAGTAGCATTGACTGCACAAAGAGTGTTTTACAGACAAAGTCCTCCTCTGCAAGTATCTATGGAGGTGACCCGTGCTACAAGCCTTCTGGACAGGGCCCTGGTACATGGTCAACGGCCTGTCTTCAGAATCGTATTATTAATAGCGGTTGTACAACTGGAGGAACTCTCTATAAGGACTCCTCAAGTCTACAGGACCTCGAGATGAATGCAATCATCAAGCAACTTGATACACTCAATCAGAATCAGTATTCTGATGCAGATTCATCTATGAAGTGTAATGGTACCAATATCAGCACACCGTGCGACCCCTACTTGAATTTTAATGTAAACTACACGCCCAATATCTCAGCGCAGTGTATCAACTATCTCTATTACAATCAAGGCGCGGAAAATCAGAACATCGGACCGACCTATACTGGACCCATTGGCACTTATTACAGTCTTGATGCAAAAGGAAAGAAGATCTACTGTCTACCTGGAGCAGGATATGACCCTGCGAAGAATCCGAACATTGTAAAGCAACTTCAGCGTGAATCTCGTAGTGGGGCAGGCACAGGTCGTATTGGTATTCCATATGTCCAAAACTTTTTCAACCAGGCCTTTCAGCGTGCCACGAACACTGGACTCAATGCGAATCTCCCGGATGCGCAAGGTGGTCGTGCTGACAGTGTAGGACGCTGCTTTGCGAGCCTTGCTGCCATTCCTGTTAGTATATCGCCTGCATCAAGTATGCCGAATGCACGCTATGTGCGCCTGAGTAATGCATACCAGTGCCTACAAATCTCTCAAATTGCCTGTTACGATAACCAGGGGGTCAATCAGGCCTTTGGAAAGCCGACGAGCTACTCGAGTACATACAGATACGGAAGTCAGGCCAACTATGCTGTTGATGGAACCATGGCGAGCCGCTCCTTTCCGCAGATTTTCCACTCAGGCTGTCAAGCAAATGACTGGTTTATGGTCGATATGAGTGCAGTCTATCCGATTAAGAAGATTGTCTACTACAACCGTGCTGACTGTTGTCAAAATCGCGCAACGGGCATCTTAGTTGAACTTCTAGATGCAAACAAACAGACTGTATGGAGTGGAACCTTAGCAGGCAATCAACCGAGTGAATCCATCCTCACAATCGCAAAACCCTTCAATATCTAAAATCTATTTATTGCGACCACGTTCGTGGCATAAATAAAGAGATAGTGTAGAAGGGGATGTTTGCCCGGTTGTCCCAATACAGTGGTCGAAATGAGGGATTTGATGGTGCAGTGGCAACACAGACACCACAGCAGATGCTCAATACAAATAGTGCAAACTATGCCTCCGTCATTCCGAATATGGTGATTGCCACGACTCAGAACAACTATTCATTTCCAAATACGGGGTATCAGAATCAGCAGAATCAGGCAAGTAATGCAGAGTTACAGGGGGCACTTGCAAATATTGGAAGTGTTGAAAATATAGGCATTAGTGGCCGTAATGCACCTATTCCGTATCTTGGAGGTGTGCTAACAGGTGTCTCTGATCCCGTTGGTGCCAATCTCGCCCAGTGCCGCACATTTCAGGGACTTGTTGGTCTCTCCAATCTACAGGCTGCGCAACCTGCAATGCCTGTAGGAAATGCCTGCGGATGGAGATATCAGGCGGGCACCGGTCCTATTCCGCAGGTTGCACAAGCCGCCTATGGAAATTCATCTGGACCCCTTGATACGGCAAATCCTCCCACGGATTCCACTGGAAATGGTGTGAATTATATTTGGGACCTCAAGGCGGCCGAGAAGCAGATGGTGACCGATATCTGTAAATCGGCCCAGAGTTGCCAGGATATGTCTCAGATTCCTGTCAGTGCAGTAGGCGATTTCAAGAATGTCTGCGGATACTGTAAAACGAGTGATAAAATTATTCCGATTTCAATGGTTGGAGGTAAACCGCAAGCGCGCTACACAGATGTCGACAAACAGTGTGCGACTGCAGATATTATCACAGTGGCAAATGCTGCCTCCTGTCCTGCCCCGCCGCCTGGCCAGCCGCAGCCCTCCTACTGGAAGTGCTTCAATAGTCCACTCGACCGCGATTGCGTAACGATGACTGCGCAGTGGGCTGGATGTGCGGGTGGAACAATTGCAAATGCACTCAGTGCGGGTACAAATCCTGGAGATTTTGCCGATCAACTTCGCCAGAAGAAGTCTTTCCAGACCTATCAGAGTCTGGCAAATCCGGCCATAAGCGAAGATGTGATTCGTCAAGGCAACGGTACACTCTTCTCGGCTTTCATGAATTTCTACACTGTCAACCAGAAACAGTACGACCTGAATGAAAAGGTCTCAGTCGCTGCACAGGATTTATGCCGTCAGCCTGGACTTTTTGATAGTTATAACTTCTGCGCGGACCTCACGGATAGTAGTAGAGATATTGGTCTGAAGTGTATGCAGGAAGAGTTTCTACGACAGGGTGGTACTACACAAGGTAGTTCGTATCCCACTTCAGTGAGTGCGCTGAAAGGAATGAATTGGGGTGCCTATAAGGCGAGTGTTGCCAGTCTCGTGGCGAACTCACGGGCCACGGATCCAACCACTCAGCGCACTACACTCAATCAACTCACTGGACTGGGTCTTCAGAAGGTTCCCACAGGCCTCAGTCTTGGTGATGCGAACCAGGGATGCGAAGTGTTCTGGTTTGACCGTCGGCAGGGCGGCGTCTTAATGGGTCGCCGCGCAGTTCTCTCTGCAACTGGAAGCAATATCCCCTATATTAATGTAGGGGGTGGTGAAGTGGATGGAACAGGTCTATCGGATATGGTTGAGTTTGTGAGTTTCTGTGATCTGCGTCCTGGAGTGGCTCGCAATCTGATGTTCGGCGTTGTCACAGACGACGGCTTTCAAATGGCCATTAACCAGGATGTCTTCAATATCAAGAATAATTCAATGGCATTTGGCGCCTATTATGACCAGGGGCCGACCTGGCATCAGTCAGGCTGTATGCCGATTACGGCAGATTCGCAGGGTGTTCCAAATATTGTCACCTTTACATGGTTTGAAACAGGCGGTGGTGCGACCTTTACTCCGTATTTCTACGATTGTGCGGGTGGCCAGGGCTGGCGTAATCCGGCGATAAATGGCAATGTCGACTCTGATTGGCAGTCGATGTGCTATTTCACCCAGGAGGTTGCTGCGCCTGCCCTCTCTTTCCAAGTCTACACACGCAACGGTGTCTCCCAGTTCTGTGAGAAGCGTCTCTGGAGTAGAAAACTCACTGTAGAGCCTGCGAGACATGCAGAATATGCGGCTATTCGCGATACTTCGATGCCTTCTGATTTAATGGCGATGGCCATTTCAAATGAATTCTGGAAAACGGCACAGGGCATTGCCTTCTCAGCCTTCCAGGCGGTCACTGTCTGTTTCAACATCACTGCACAGAATGTCGCGGGCAATGGACTCAATTGGATGTTCGTTTGGGGGCAGACCTATGGATATGTCATCTGCTGTGACAATGGTCCCAATAATACATTTAATATATCTCTGAAGACATATGGTGGAAAGGGGCAACAGAATAATTCTCAAGTCTACAATGTCCCCCAGGGAACATGGTGTATTGCGACAATTAACCAGACACCTGCGATGTTTGGAAAGAGTATCACGGGTGTTCAGTTCTTTGTTCAGACATGTGCAAATCTGGCTGCGGGTAAAATACTCCCTTCGAACGGCCTTGCGACCTTCAGCCCTGGTGGAACACTGATGAATGAGTACAAGAGCGATAAGAGTGCCTATGGCTCCATGTATCTTGGTGGAACCAATGGACAACCTACGCAAATGACAATGCAGGTGGCATGGATTCACTGCTTTGACAACCAGCTCAGTACGACGGACCCTGTCTTCTGGAAGAAGGAGGTTCAGGGCACCTGGCAGGGACGCTGGTTTGAATAGTGCGTCGTAACACTTAAAATAGACTCCGTCTGACATATAGTCAGGTGGATGGAACAGATTGATAAAATCTATGTTCTTGTACACCAAGTGTATGAAAAACAGAGATATGACCGCCTGGTCGCACATTTTGCGGCCGTTGGAATACCTGCCGAGAAACTCTTTTTTGGTTCCGCCTGCTGGGGTTCTGAACTGAAATCATCCGATGTATTTGCCACCTGGGATCCTTTTATTCGTGCGGGGGTTCCGAATCTCTCTTGGAAATCCAGATTTCTCAGTAAGGGTGAAGTGTCACTTGTTTTGAATTTCTATGCGGCCGTGCGAGATGTCGTGGAACATGGATACAAAAATGTACTGATTTTTGAATCTGATGTGTATCTGCGAGATGATTTTATTCCGCGATTTGCAGATTTAATGGCCGACTTGAAGAACAAACCTTGGGACTATGTGAGCCTTGGAGAGGGTGTGAATACGCGCCCCGAAGGCTGTCCGCAGAGTTACTGGTCTCCTACGAAAGCGTATGGTGCGCCTCACCAGTTTGTTTTTCGTTGTACGGATTCTATGCTATTTAGCGGAGAGTTTCTCGGTAAAATTGCAAAGACACTTATTCCATTCCGCGAATGTCTGGATTGGGAACTGAATTATCAACTTGCTGCGCATCGTGGAGTTGCACTCTGGGCAGATCCTCCACTGGCCGAACAAGGAACGGTTCGCTATCGTGATATGTCGCTTCTGCCCGCTTAGGAGCCAATCTTGAGACCTTTCTTGATGCGAATCGGCTTGCCAGGTTGTCCTTCACTATTTTTACCTGCGGTGCCGACCTTCTTGTCATCTCTGTAGAGGTCAAATCCGGCTGTCGCATCATCTCGAATGACTGGTCTCGCCTCAAATTCACCATAGCCTTCCACTGTAAAGAGTTTGGATGCGACGGCCTTTGATGCCTCTGCGGCAGGCGCAGCAGCAGGCTCGGCTGCCCTGAATTGTAGGGCCTTTGCGCCCTCAATGAGGTCCTGCTCTAGAACAGGGTGATAGAGATAATCTCCAATTTTGCCGTTGGGAATGGCCAAGCATGAAGTGACATCATCGTTTTCAGTCTCGTTGAGTTGGCAGTCAATCGCCGCCGTCTTCATGAGTGCCTCCATTCCGCCAATAAGCTTGCGCTTTTTGAAACTCACCATGTAGAGTTGTTCGTCACTTGTCGTGATATAATTTTCCAGTCCATCTGTTCTCTCACGGCCGAAGGCTTCTGCCGCCTCCTCGGTTGAGATAGCATCCTTCATACGAATCGTCTCGTCGATTTTTTCTTTATCCACCTCCTTACCCATCTGTTGTTTTTTGGAAAAACATGACAAATAGGTATAAATCTCTACACTGCGATCTGCAACATCAGGGAAATCAATGTGAGAGCAGATACGAATGGCACGACCCTTCACCTGCGCGATACGAACATCATTCCAGTACGGCTCCATTAAGTGAACACGACGCACATTGCGGAGTGAAATACCTTCCGCACCTGCGGATGTAATACAGAATGTATTGCAGAGTGCACCCTTCAGTAGTAGAGTTTTTATCTCAGCGTCATCGGATGTCCACCCAAAGTCATTTAAGGGGCCCTGAAGACCTGGTGGTAAATCACTGAAACGGCAGTTGAAGAGTGCCAAGTTCATTCTGCGTACATCATCGGCTTCACCACCCGTGAACTTAATATAGCGTTTTACATCACCTTTAGGGCCGAGTTTGAGACTCTTGAGTGTCGCTTCATTAAATTGCGCCGCCTTTGTATCAGGATTGTAGGAGATTTCAATGGGTACATATCCATTAATATCCATACAGATGGAGAAGATACCAATGCCCTCCATGGAGAGGAATTGACTATACACTAAGTTTGAACCAGGTGATTCCTCCATGCGCTGAAGCATGCGGGCAAACTTTGCACTGTACTTTTCGAGTTCGCCATTCAGTGATAGTTTTCCATAGCGCTTGCCCGATTTGCTTGTCTGTTCATCCTTTCCAAAATAACGGAGACATGCTCGTACACGCTCACAGTCCTTCTGATAGTCACCTGTATTACCTAGGCGGCACTTGTGGATATTGATAATTCTGTTCTGTTCAGGTGTCGGCTTGAACGGCTTGCCCTCCGCTTCAGCCTGCTTTTTCAGGGCTTGAATCGCCTCATACTTTGTCTTCATTTCTCCATCAACCACCATTTTTGTGACAGGCGCAGCAACCGCCGCGGCAGGCTCCTCATCCTCCTTCTCGCCCTCCACATCTTTTCTAAACTCAGCATCCTCATCGCCTGCTTCTCCTTCATCCCCCGCATCACGCTCATCTCCTACTGTAAGTTGTTCACCCACTACACTTACTGCGAGTTCATCGCCATCTCCAATGTCCTTATCCACTGCATCAACACCCTCCACAGATAATTCAATCTTACCGAGTTTCTTAGGACGAGGCCGCACAATCTCTTCAAGGAAAGCGAAATTACAGGTCTGACGACTCACCATTTTGTAGGTTGTCGACTTATCAAGTTTTTCAGCCTCACCGAGCCAAGGAGCCATTTTACCCTTTGCCTGCTTTTTCTGTTTGAGTTCCTTCTTCACTTCAGTGCCACGCACTTCCATGTAGGCGGATGCCTGAAAATCACTCATCTCTACAAATTCAAGAACATCGGATGTAATCTTAGGCATGAGTTCAACCTTGGAACCCTTGTAATATGAGATGAGTCCAGTGAGACGCTTACCGAGTACAATATCAGGACCACCTTCTTTAAGAAGACCTGCATCATTTACGAAGGCCTCCCTGAAATCATCACTGAAAATGGGGAGGAGTGGAAGGGCGGCCAATGTAAATTCGAGCTTGCGACCCTTCTTTGTAAGTGCTTCCTTAAAACTGGCGACAATTTCCGCGAACGGCTTCACGGTCTCCTCGCGTACAATTCCAATAAACTCCTTACCAGAAAACTTCTTCTTGGTTCCCTCAGGAAGTCCTGTAAAGAGAACTGTCATATTTCCACTGCCCTCTGTGAAGCGAATATCATCAATATACGGATTTTCATCTGCAAGTTGTTTAATCATCTTCTTATCCGCTGGCATATCCTGAGATCTGAAGTTGGTGGATGCACTATTGATATACTTATGGAGGCAATTTGCAAGGATACCGAGTTCCTGAGGGAAATTGATGAGTGGAGTACCACTGAGTCCAATGATACGGCTATTTGTTGCATCCGTTAGGAGTCGATAAAAGAGATATCCGCGCGAATACTTCTTCTTCTCACCTTCAATATTGAGTAGCTTCCAGCGATCTGTTGTAATCGGCTCAGGTGTACGAGAAGCGGCCCAGGCTCCAACACCCTTCTGGAGAAAATACTCGAGGTTGCCCTGCATCAGACGAATCAAGTTGTGGATTTCGTCGATAATAATTGTCTTGTTATCGAAGACTTTGCCTGTTGCAAGTTCAATCAGGCGCTTTGTAGTGATACCGTTATAGGAGATAAACTGTACATTATTATTGATTGCGTCTAATATCTGTCTACGCACATCGGCCTGATCTGAAGGTTTGAGTGATTTGAAATTGGACGGCTTTGAAAAATCAGGAATCCAGAGTTTGGCTGGTTTCTTACCATCTAGATATTTACCAGAGAGGCCGAGTACATTAAGTGCGAAGAGTTTTGTCTCAGATGTCCATTCAAGGTCAATCCAGTGATTCTCGATGCGATAGTGACGGAATCCGCAGAAGGTCAATTCACGAATAAAGTTCTTCTGTAGAGATTTAGGGGTCATCACAATAATTTTCTTGTTGTTTTTTGCAAAGAGCGCCTCAGATGCAGCAATGGCGGAGCAGGTTTTACCTGAGCCGAGACCATGATAGACTAGAATTCCACGGTAGGGGGAGTCACTATTCATATATTCGCGGATAAATTTCTGGTATTGATAGACTTCAACCTCCTGTTGACCTGATGCGCCCTTCTTCAGACAGGCATCAAAATCCGGTTCCTTGAGTGGAGGGAGTTTGAGTGACTTGAAGGTGGTTTCAATGAACTTTGAGAAGGCGCGGCGAGTCGTTGGCATATAGGCGGGCGTATCAATCTCATACTTGTCATCGGTGCGTTCACCGCGAATTGACTCTTCAAGAGCCACAAGGCGGTCATCTGTGTAGCCTGTGGCAGATTCCTCGCCGTTGTTAGAATCTTCGCCATTGGCAGATTCCTCACCGTTGGTAGATTCCTCGCCGTTGGTAGATTCCTCACTGGCCTCAGGGATAATAGGCTTTCCATCTAGACCCTTTCGTACAACCTCTTTTACGGAAACTTCAAGTAATGTAGTTTTTCCGAAAATATACGCATTTTCATCACTTGTATACCAGTCCTTTGCAAGATAATAGGTATCTTCTTCGTCACCATCCCAGTTGACTTGAAAATTAATATCAGTATACTTATCATTTTTTAATGTAATTGAGTCATCCTTTGTATCTTCAATAATATTTTCTTTAGAAACAATTTGCAGAGACTTACAGATACGCGTGGCATCCGCGAGGATAGCTTGAATAATTATATAAGTCGGTTCACTCTCGTAGTTATCGCCAACTAGCCATACCTCATCTCCTGCCTTATAATGGCATACAGCAGTAGCTTTTTCTCGTACAACATATTTTTTGAGGACTGGTGAGAGTTCTTCAAATGAAAAAAGATACTTACCATTGATTCGAACGGCTTCAAAATGTGCTACACCACCATCAACTGAATTATAGAGAATACTCCACGGATGACCATTATCTTGCCACTCTCCCTCCTCATTAAGAAGTTCAGTAGGAAAGACTTGATATTGAATACGACGAGTCGGCTTCTGTCTATTATCATAATTTAGTACAAAAATATTTACATTGTAGAGATCAGCAATAATTGAGATTTCATCAATTGTCAACCATTTAGCAGTTCCCGTTTTTAGTGAAATACGAGTTAGAATTTTATCTTGATTCTCATCCGTTAGACTTGTATAATAGTCACTCTCTTGAGCCCTGTCAGCAAAAATCGTATAACGGAAATACTCGACAAATGCTTCTTTGTCTTTGCGTGCGAGTTTTCTGTATGTGGGACTTGTCGAATCAAGGACTGCATGAAGGAGGCAATGACCATCACCCACTGCATCGACAATTGTCCATTTACGAAGTTCATCGCCAAACCGCGCAATTGTCTCACCCTTTGGATCTGTCACTTGTAGTTTATCTTCACCAAGGGGTTTCTTATTTTCTTGTACCCAGTCCTGTACAGTCTGTTCAAGTGTAATACTTTCAATTGCGGATGTTTCGTCTTCAAATCCCTTTACTTCTGTAACTAGGGCGGACTGTGGCTTTGGTAGAGGGGCGACGGGTTTAGGGGCGGGAGCAGCAGGAGCAACCTCTGGCTTAACCTCTGGCTTAACCTCTGGCGTAACCTCTTGAGCCACAGTCGCCGCCTGTGCGGCAGTCGTAGTAGGTGCAAGTTGCACTTCCTCTGTGACCGCCTTTTGAGCTTTCCCATCAAGTTTCACTGCGCCTAGTTTTTTCAGATCGGGCTTCGGCGGCATCTATTCCCCTCCTATATTTTATTACTCAGTATGTGCACTCAATACTTCAAGCGCAAGACGACTCGCTTCTTGTTCAGCAACCTTCTTATTCCTCGCAGTACTCTTTGCAATCACATTTCCACTCAAATCAAGAACACCCATTGTAAAAATCCGATCATGAGGCGGTCCCTCAACATTCACCTCCTTATACCTCGGAGGCTGATGATACTTGCTCTGGAACCATCGGAGAAGTTGGTCCTTAAAGTTCGTATCCTCCGCAATCAGACTTGCAAAGTCTATGTGACTTTCCAAGAGTGAAATAATAAAGGCCTGAACGGTTGTAAACCCCTTGCCACCGCCACCCTCATGTAGATAGAGGGCACCAATCCACGCCTCCAGCATCGACCCTAGAATTCGCAGATTTCTACGGCCGTCGCAGACATCCTCCACATGACGGCTGATAATGAGCCAAGGAGCAAATCCGATTTTTAGAGCCAGTTGTCCCAACATCTTATTATTTACAATTCGTGTTCGGAGCCTTGTAAAAAAGCCCTCCCCCTCTCCACCATACCGCTCACGGAGATAGAGTGCAACAATACATCCAAGAAGACTGTCGCCAATAAACTCAATTTCCTCATTGTCTGCTTCTTGAAGAGGCAGGCAGTTAGAAGGTCGGTCAGCCATAATCATTGGTTCTCCGGACTCCGACTGCTCTGCCCATAAATCAGGTCTATCTACATACGATTTGTGTACACATGCATTTTGAAAGGGGGTGATATCTTGAACACGGAACGACTGAAGCCCGAGATCGTGAAAAATTTTCCGAACATTCTCTGACTTCATTTTCTTGTTGCGTGGATTCCAGGGATTGAAGAGCTTTGATGCTTCTGCTGTCATTTCTACTTATAGATAGTGTTCGTTTTTTAGGTTGTTCGTCAGCTAGTTATTTGGTGTAAATATGTGTTAAGTATCTAGGGAATGAGTGGAAGCTCAAACAAAAACAAAAAAAAGCCCGTAGCGGGTTCCTTTATACCCTATGAAACGGGATATGTAAATATCGCAGGTGAGACCTTTTTTCTGAGCATGGGTCCTTCCAGCGATGAATCTTTTGCACTCACGGATGATAGTCTCAAAACAGATACCGCATTTGACCTTCTCTTTTTGGGCGGGACTTCAAACACATTTACTGACGCAGAAAAGGCGACTCTACAACGAGTGATTCGTGCTATTTTTGGAGCGGGCAAATCAATGACGAAGAAGGGGCTCCGCTTACCGTGTAATAAAGAGGAGGGTGAACTTCTTATTCGCTCCTTGCTCTATCGTCGCAGCTTATTAATGGATGAAATTGCGAGTTATGATGAACTGTTAGCGGAAGATGTTCATGCACGCTATTTACGAGACCACCTTGACCAGCTCAATAAATTAATTGATGAGGATGTACCGCAGACAATTGCACCGTGTAAAGATACTGCACTTGTAGACCCGAATAAACCTGCTAAAGTGGTCGGCCTTGATGATGATCGTATGTTGAAACTTCTGGAGATTTTTGCGTATCTACTTGCTCAGGGGTATGACCCTGTGGAAGTACTCGGAAAAAAACTGCCTATACCTGCGGATATTCTAACGCGCATGGCACAGAAAAATGCACCTCTTTTACGCGATTATGAAGGTGAGTTTGAGCGTGAACACGGCTCTGGAAAGAGGCCACCTTATACACGGACACTTATCAAAATTAAGAAGGTGCTTGAAGATGATGCAAGTCTCTTAGCGGCCATTGCTCCTGAGGAAGCTCTTAATGCACTGAGTGCTATTGAAGATCAATTGAAGATTAATAAAGAGCATAAGGGTACAATTGAGGAGCGCCGTGTTAGAATAATTGAAGAAATTGATAAACTTCAAAAGGCTCTTGCAAGGGCTCTTACTGAAGTACAGCGTCTACAGGCCGAGAATGATAGATTAAGACAGCAAGTTAAAGATTTAACAGAAGAACTTGCGAGAGCAAATGACAGAATTAGACTGTTGATGGAAGAGAATGATCGATTACAACAAGAACTGGCCGTAATAACTGCGCAGCGTGATACGCTAATAAGAGAGGTTGCATATTGGATGAGTGTTCGTCGTCAGTATGAAGAATTGCTCCGCGATGGTATACCTGCTCCTTTGGATCAGCGCGCTCTACTTGCCGATGCAATACGAGAAATTGCCTATTTGACGAGTATCCGCAATGAATATGACATGTATGTTCAGCAATTACTGGATCAAATAGATATATTGGTGCGGGAAATTGCATATTGGAAGCGTGTTTTTGATCAATATTATGAAATAATTGGTACTATGTTTTATTTAATAGATGAAATTATACCAAAGATTGAATACCTGGAAGCGTATGAAATAACTGACCTTTTTTTACTTCGTAGATATGAACAACTTGTGAATCGGTATGGAGATGAATTAGACCATTTTATTGATGAAAATGAACGCTTACGAAGAGTGGTTGCGGAGTTAACTGAATATAAAGAGTATATACAGGGAGATCTTCTTCCAGTTATTTGGCGTGGACTTCGTGCTTTTATTGAACGGATGGGTGACGACAGATTCATTCTACCAAGTGCCTATCCAGGATTAGATAGTAGTAGTGTTGACACTCTTCGCATTAGTAATAATACTCTTCAAAGATTTTTGGAGGGTATTCAAATACGACCTGTTCCACCGCCTCCACCGCCTCCACCTGCCGCGGCAAATAGAAATGGATCTATGCTCTGTATGTTAAATACCTTGTATTTTATTCTGATTTCACAAATGGATGAAGCGGTTGAACCTATTTTACTTCAAATATATAACCAACTACAGCCGGATCATGTTGATTTGGTTGTAAAAGTTTTTTACAGACTTGTTTTAGCAATTCGTAGAAATTTGCGTAATTTCCCAAATCCGATTAATGGGTCATTTGAAGCTATTGGCAATATTTTAGAAAGAGTAAATGGGAGACTTGCAGAGCTTTTTCCTGCACATCAAGAAAGAATTATTTCTGTATTGGAGACTTTTATCGGCGATGATACTTTTTTCAAAAAGAACTATTCTACTGGACTGCAAGTTATATCTGAGGAAAAAGATGGCATTAATTTATCGATTTATACTTTGTTTTTGGCTATTTTAGCAGGAACCCTACATGCAAATGAAGGTGTCTTAAGAGAATTTGGATGTCTAGTTGAAGGTGATCTGGGCGAAGTTGTTCCACCGCCAGTCATTCCAAGATATACACTCACTTTGCGAATAAATCAGGATGGTGAAGGTATAGGTACTCTTACAGGCGACGGTCCTGTAAATAATGGAGAAAGTAAAGAAATCTCATGGACTGCAAATGGCAATGGGTATACCTTTGACCATTGGGAACCGCGTGATTCTGTAGAAGATTCTGGAAATGCTACAACAAGGATAATACCTATTAGAGAAGATACTACAATTACTGCGCATTTAACTGAAGTACAACCACCACCACCAGTCATTCCAAGATATACACTCACTTTGCGAATAAATCAGGATGGTGAAGATAGAGGTACTCTTACAGGCGACGGTCCTGTAAATAATGGAGAAAGTAAAGAAATCTCATGGACTGCAAATGGCAATGGGTATACCTTTGACCATTGGGAACCGCGTGATTCTGTAGTAGATTCTAGGGCTGCTGAAACAAACACACGAGCTATTAGAGAAGATACAACAATTACTGCGCATTTAAATGAAGTACAACCACCACCACCAGTCATTCCAAGATATACACTCACTTTGCGAATAAATCAGGATGGTGAAGGTAGAGGTACTCTTACAGGCGACGGTTCTGTAAATAATGGAGAAAGTAAAGAAATCTCATGGACTGCAAATGGCAATGGGTATACCTTTGACCATTGGGAACCGCGTGATTCTGTAGAAGATTCTGACGCTGCTGAAACAAACACACAGCGTATTACAGAAGATACTACAATTA